TTATTTTTTAACATACTCGTAGAACCATTTACCTTCAGGGCGAGTATCCATCCACCAAGTAATTTTATCTAATTCAGCATTAGGTAATATTTCCGTTTGTAAGTATGCGATACCAGTTGATGGATCAGAAATAACTTGTCCTTTAGTTCCACGCTCAGCCATAGCATTTACGACTTCCTGAACCAGTGAAATGCCAAACCCACCAGATTTAACGTATTGATACCCACCATTAGAAACAGTTTGCTCTGGCTGCTTCTCTTCTGTAAACCAGGATAAAGATTTGCTACCAATCAATTCATTCAAATCGCATTTACCAATACCAGGTACATTTCCTGTTTCAGTGTATTGCCAAATATCACATGGATATGCTGGTCTCTTCCCTCCATAACGTGGAATCCATACAAAGTCACTCTTTACGTTCGCCATGCCAAATGGAGCGTACATATGATGGCCAACATATAAACCAACTTTTTGAGCGCCTAATCGGCGTAGCTCATCGATAAAAGCTTGCGTGCCTGCTTTCATATCATTCATTGTTTTTACTTCAACATCTGCAACCCAGACTGTTGCACTCTTATCTCCACGATTCCAAAAGTCTCGAGCTTCTATACGTGCATCATTTTCAGAAACGAAACGACAGAATGCATAGTTCCCAAAAGGAATGCCGTGCTGCTTCATAACCTGTACATATCCTTTATATAATGGATCTACATAATTTGAACCATCTTGTACACGAGCGATAATAAAATCAATGTGTTGTTTTGCTACAGGCCAATTAATATTACCATTCCATTTTGAAATATCTACAATGTGTCCCATTATTGAACATCTCCTTTTCTATCTTCTTGTTTTTGTTTGCCACCTAAAATCTCAACTGCATTTGTTAAGGCTTGTGGAAGTGGAATACCCATTCGTCCAGCATTTTCTAAAAGTGAAAGTAATTCGTTACCCATGAAGAAGAAAATTGTCGCTTCACGAATAGCACTATTGCTTCCAAGTGCTGTATCTAACTGAGTCGCCACTCCAACCAAAAGAAAAAGCACCACCTTTTTGGCGATGCCTTTGAAACCAACTTTACTTTTTAGCTCTCCGTTATATCCTGCTGCAACTACTCCTGTGATATAGTCGATAGCTGCCATGATTACTAGAACTTTCAATGTTGTATCCCACCCTCCTAAAAAGTAACCACAGAAGCCACCGAAAGTGGCAATAAAAGCTTTTAACAATACATCAATACGATCCATCTTTTCATCTCCTTTTTTAGATAATAAAAAAAAGACCAGCTTATGGCTGCTCCGGTTTCTTATCAATTAAGTTTTGAAGTAACAATTGTTCTAAAACTTCAATTCTACTGTTCATTTGTTTATTTTCTTCTTTTAACTCTCGAATTTCAGCATCTTTCGCTTGTTTTTCTTCTTGAAATGCCTTTATTTGAATTGCTAATGAAGAATATAGTTCAGCTGCATTTCTTTCTTTTGTAACAAAACACCCAGGAGTATCTTTATCATCTGCAATCCACCCATAGTGAGTTTCTATATCGTTTGTTGTAAGAATTAGGTCCCCTTCAACACGATTCATTCGCTTCTCATACAAGTCTTCTATATCTGTTTTCAAGTTGTATTGTTGGATTTGAAGTGCCATAATTTTTTCTATTGCGCTAAACTGCACGTCACGAATATTTGTTTTGTATTCACGTTTCGATGCCGTTTGAAAAGCTGATGCTGTAACAGCGTTATATGCACTTCCTGACCCATTTTTAACCTGAAGTGTTGTATATCCATCAACGTTACCATTTCGTAGCATTACTGTTTGGAATCGAAGGTCTGTTTCAGCGTTGGGCGTTGCAACTATATCAAGCATATTTTTTCCTTTTAAGTTGAATACAATGGAAGACTGACTGTCCATCCATACGGATTTAGATCCACCTTTTAACGTTATTCCACCAGCAGAGTCTACCCAAAATGCGTTCGATGGATTAGATACTGTGAAGGTAGCACCGTTGGCTACTTCAACCCAATATGATCCATTTTTCGCATACTGACTTATACCTTTTCCAGAAGTGATAATTGTATGCCCACCAGAATTGACCTCTGTATTCTGATTACTTTTCATAAACAAAGCCCCACCAGTAAGAATATCTACATGGCTTACAGAATCTAAACGAATTGTATTAGTATAAGCGCTAAATTGTTTATCAGACCTTAGGGTAACTCCGTTATTACCAGTAATATAAATATAGTTATCTCCATTAAGAGATACATCCCCTTTTGTATCCACATTTAATTTAGCGCAATAATGTGGAGTTTGATCCGCATCATAACCTTTAACAATACCAAAGGTACCGGTATAGTAATTTTCTCCTTTCACTGGGAATTGAGATATTGTTAAAGTACCATCTCGGAAACGTGATGTATCCACATCATCATGCATAAGTATTGTTGGTTGTATTTGGCTATCAACAGCTCTTTTGTAATAACCAATAAACATTCGATTTAAATTCGACTCCATCAAACGTATGAATTGCTTTTGAATGTGAACATAATTAGAACCATTGTCTGTACGTATGGTTGTACCTTTAAGTTCCTGCGCTTCTAAATACTTTGCTATTGTTGTTCCATCTAATTGTATTTTACCTGCACTAATTTTAACTGCTTCTGCTGTTTGATTGATAGTCGAGATAATATCGCCTTTTTTGACTGTTGAATTAATTTCATTAGACATTAATGTAATAGAGCTTTCGTGCTTTTCCACCATTGCCTTACTTCCGAATTGACCGTTCGCTTCTGTTTTGGTGTATACATCCGTTTTCTCTGCCTTTAAGTCAATACGGTTAGATTGCTGATTGATCGTTGTTTCCATTTTAGAAACTTTACTATCAAAATCAGAAGTAGCCACTTTCTTTGCAATTTCGCCTACAAGTTGGTCATAGTTGGCATAGTCTTTCGGATTCTCCATGAAACTAGAAGGTGTAATACCTTGTTGTAATTGTGGTTGCGATACCCAAAGTCTACCGTTTTTTCTAATAACCACTACGAAACGTATCGTAGTAACACCAGATGCCGGAGATGGCATAGTTACACTAACAAATTTCCATGATCCATTAGTCAGTAATGGTACAAGTTGTACGACTTTATTCGTAACCCAAGTAGAACCATTGTAAAATTCAATCATTACAAATGCTGTATTATCTATGGTAGCAACTGCATCTGTGTAAAACCATGCAGATAACACATAATCACCTGAGTTAGGAGATACAGGTAATGATTGATAGAACGCTGCATTTCTGTCTACTGTCTGCCCGGACGATTCTAATTTAACGGAATTCATACCGTCATGGTTTCTCGCTGTTTCTGGTACAGCTGTAAAGTTACTGCCGTTTGGACCGACACCCCATTTAGAAATACTCGGTTTTCTACTCCTTACAGCTCCTGTAGTAGCGTTTATTACTCGATCTTCAAATGCAGTATTAAATAGTAAGTTCGTACTTCCTAATCCACCTACATATTCTTGCATTTGAGTATCTGTTACTTTGGATTTAATTTGATTATTCAACTGTGTGATATCACTCGTGTTTTGTTGTACAATTTCTCCTTGTTTGCCTTGTGTTTGAGATAGAGATGTAATGGTTTGTGAATTAGAATCCGTTGTTTGTTTAACTTGATTCAAGGTAGTTTGCATTGCACCTTGGTCTTTTTGAACAGTTGATACAGTAGTTTTTACACCATCCACACTTTTTTCGATTTCGGTTGTTTTCTTCGTGAATTCATCGGTTGTTACTTGATCTTCTGCTGCTGGTTTATAGTCTGTTGCTTTATTTCCAATTTCAATTTGCCATTCTTTTAATTCGATCATGCCTTTAACATTACGTAATAGCGTTTGCGAATTGAAAACCTCAATTGCTTTATCTTTAAGATTATAAGTAAAGGAATATGTTTTCCATTCTTGATTTGCGCTAACATCACTTTCGCAACGAACACCAGGCCATAATTGTTCACCATCTTTATACTTTATCCACACTTCTACCCCAGCCCATGGATTCGGTGTTCCCTTTTCATATCCAATAGTTCTTGCTTTAAAGCTAATAGTAAACTGCTGCCCTTGTAGCATCGATAAAGCATCCGGCACAATTTTAAATGACTTATTTACTATATTAGACACCGTTGTTCCTGTGTCAGATTTAAGTGTGCCACCTGTATTTAACAGAATGTTACGTCCGCCAATCTTCATATCATCAAACTTTTTTTCCACACTACTCAACTTCTCAGTGACTTTTCCTGCTTCTTCTTTAATTTCAGTTGTTGTTTTCTTAAGCTCACTTGTTGTTTGCTGCACATCAGAAATAGTCTTCTTCGTACCTTCCACAGTGGATTCAACCGTATTTAATTTATTACTGATTTCAGTATCTTTTTTTGTTAATGATTCAATAGAAGTTTTAAATCCATCTGCGGTTTGCTCTGATTTCGTTACACGTTCAGTAAGCTTTCCTTGTTCATTTTGAATATTAGAAACCGTCGTGTTAATCCCTTTAATAGTAGTCTCAATTTCTACCGTCTTTTTAGTAAAATCAATTGTTGTTACTTGATCTTCTGGAGCTAGTGTCCATGCTGTAGCAACGTTAGATAATTCAAGTTTGACGTTTTTTACATACGCTGTACCTTCAATACCTTCGCCACCATATATATACAATCTAACAGCTTTAGTAACGTCAAATTTTTCATGAAGTTTCATGGTAAACGTATAGCGTTCCCATCTATTAACTTCACTTACGTTAAACACATACTGACCACTGTGAAAGCTTTGTGCTGTGTTACCTTCAATAAAATGATGTAACCCACCGTTTATACGGAAACCTTTTGTATCTGACCAAATATCCATACTAATAGTAATTTCTTTACCCGCGACATTATTTCTCGCAAATTCTGCAACCACATCTTCAGCGATACCCAGCCATCTATTTTTTTGACCGATAATACTGTTTTTATTAATAAACGCTACAACTGGATAACCGAAAGTAGTTATATCTAGATGGGCATGATAACCTTTTGTTGGATCTGCTACACCACCGTTATACCCACTTCCCCAACCAGATGCCTGAAGATTACCATTTAACGATTTGTCCCAACTTATAGAATCATTAACAATATAACTAGAAAAATTAGAGTTTTTAAGCGAATTTCGTCCATCTAGTTTTGTATTATCTACTTGCGTTTTAAGTTCTGTAAGAGTCTGTTTCGTCCCCTCAGCTGTTGTCTTAATCTCGTTTGTTTTCTGCTCCAACTGTGACATGCCTTCATTCGTTTTCTTTAATTCGGACTTCTCCGCTTTCTGTGTAAGAGCTTCATTTGTTTGACCAATCGATGTATTAATATCCTTGAATTTCTGTACATTCCCTTGTTTATCAGTTTCATAGATTTGTTTCCCTATAAAACCATTGTTAATTTCCTCTTTTGTAAACACTCCAGATTTATCGGCTTTATCTTTTAACTGTGTATTAATCCATGTTTGATCCACTTTGCCATTAACTTGCTTTTGAACATCCACTATTTGTCCAGCTATCTCTTGCGCTTTACCTTCCACACTTTGAACCTTTTGATTTAATTCCGTTTTAGCTGTTTCAATATCTTTCTTAACATCTTTAATACTTTGCTGTAATGGAGCTGTATCAGGAACAACAGGTTCCCACGATACACCTGTCCATATTTTTAAAATACCAGGCTTACCATTACTAATATCACGCCATAGTGTTTTATTAGGTTTAAGATTAGTAGTAGGTGGATTAGCCCCTTCTATAATATCTACAAGATTTTGATTCATATATTTTTGTGTTGCTTCTGCCAAGTCTTTTGCTGTTTGGCTTTCTTTTTGAGCCTGATCAGCTTTATCTTTAGCATCAATGATGTCTTTGTTTTGTTCCTTTACTTTATTATTTAATTGGTCAAATAACTCCTGCGGAACCTTGTCATACAATGAACTTAGTATCTTTTGGTATAATCTTCGCAACTCATCATTTTGATCCACGATTTCACGATAATCACCAAATACATAGTTATCTTGTATAGGATCTTTAAAAGATTCATCACCAGCAATAGCTCGCGCTTCAAGATACAACTTAGGTGTAAACCCTTCATCTATAATTCGAATTGTATCTCCTTCATTGATCTCTTCATGTGATAAATTAGGTATTCTAGCTATATTTTGTACATCGACTCCATAAGAAACGGAAGCATTCACAAGCTTTCTCATTTCCGTTTTCATTAAAGTTAAAAGTCTTTCTGGAGACATATTTTGGTCGTCTGTTTGTGGAGTGTAGAAAGCGAATTTATGTTTTCCGTTCTCATTCCAGCGTTGATAAGCTGCATCATCCACAAGATAAGGAACACCCTTATTTATGGATGAGATTGTAATAAATTCTCCATTTTCTTTTTTCACAAAACCTAATAAGGCTGTACAAATGTTTTGAGAGTTCTCAATACGTTTAATTCCTATTAAATCTTTACCAAAGGTTACTTCTTTTCTTGTATCTCGCCCTCGTCTCTTAACCATATCCACATAACGACCAACAATTTTAGAACCAACAACTTCAGCTCGATATTGAATTTCTATTTCAAATGAAGCGGCAATTTGTTTAAGAAAATCCAATGGATTTGTAAATTCTTCAATTTCCATTGAATGTGCTCCATCATGTTCGGTTTTACCTATTTTCCACTTCGTCCCTTTAAGAGCTATTTCCATACACTGTTTTAATGTTTTGCTTTCCAATTTTTGTGGCTCTATAATTGCTGCTTTAGCAAGCTGAATCCATTCACCAGATGCATAAACCATTAATGATCTATCCTTAGAATCCTTTTCCGTTTCTGTAATGACATACGGAACGATTCTACCGCCACGTACTTCTTTTAATACTAAATTTTGCTGTACAAGTGTTGCTGCATGATCTGTATTCTCAAATACCCTAAACTCTAGAGTATCAATATTATTTTTAATTTCCCAATGCCGTTTGTCATTCCAATAGTCCTTAGGTTGTATAGCTGAAACGATTTGATTTGTTTTAAAATCAACAACATGTAAGTCTCCACTTGGTGTACTCATCTAAATCGCTCCCTATACGTTAATTTTGCTATCCCTACATTTGCTGGACGTATTATGACTTCATTTTTCCCTCTCTTTATAACAGGGAATGAACTAAATATATCTTTTAGTGCAATTGCATTTGTTCCATTGATTGTTACTAATGACCTTTCTGTGTCTATTTGAATTTTATCTCCTATATCAAAAATATAAGGTGTTACATCTTTATCGAAATGATTAATCTTGTAAAACTTAACATCTTCAACAAACGCGACTTCCATCGCATCATTATTTCCGTATTTAGTAACTGCTACAGCAATTTTTTTCGGCTTCATACTTGTATATTTAGATGTATTGCTTATGTCTATCCAATAATCTAATTCAGTATCGTTATCAATCTCTGTATTCGCTCTGTATTTAGATACCTTAGCAGACCACTTGTTACCTTCACGCTTCATTGACAAGTGACCTCTAAAATCATTGAATGACCCTTCACGAATACCACCTGTGGATTCTATGATTCTATAGTTATCTTTATTGACCTCAGATTCCATCCAACCTACGCCTACTCTACCATTGATGTTCTGCATAGTATTGTAGTAATCTGTTAAATCCAGCATAGTCATAACTTCATCATTATCTCCTAGAAGAAATACAGATACAGAACCCATTTGACCAACCCTAGTAGATTGTAGTGTAAATTGACAATCTAAAATAAAATCAGTAGCATCTTGAGGAATTGCTCTAGTCATTACAGGTCCATGCCATGCGGTACCATTACCATAATCTTCAGCATAGAATGCGTAACCTTGCCATACTTTAAAACTACCTGCAGGCTGAATATAACCGATTTTTTGAGTATACGGTGTCCATTTAGTTAAGTCGGTCATTTCGTCCCATAAAATACGTTCCTCTTTAGATACTACAACCGTTTGTACTGGGACTGGATAACCAAGTCTAAAGTAATCTAGCCCGTTCCATACATCCAGAAAAGGACTCTTTGCCCCTACAGTTATATCAATAATTGGATTAGACTCTACAGATCCTTTGTTAATAAAGTTAGACTTTAAGTCACTGTTCTCAATGGCAAGGGTTTTATTTTGTATAGGCCCTAACTTATATGGCATTGGACAAATGAACTTAAGTGTTCCTATTCCAAGTGTTACAAACTCATCTGGATCAAAACTGTCATCCACAACTGCTAAATATGTTCTATTGGGTTCTACATCAAAAATAAGCTCTACTGGTTGATCTGTTATTAACCAACTTGCAATTTCTTCTTTTAACATTTCTAAATCAGCTTCATCAGGAACTATAATCCCTACAGGAATTGATAAAACACGCATTTCTGTTTGTGTATTTAATAATCTTGCTCCTGGATATCCTGGGGTACGTAGAAAATTCCGTTTCAATGGTGCCCAAGTTGGTCTTTTCCAACCTTTTGCAATTTGGATATACTTTTTACGTTCATTGTTAAATTTGAAAGAGCTCATTTTGACACCTCATTTCTTTATAAAATAAAAGAAACCCAAACCTAAAAGTCTGAGTTTCTTTTTTCTTCCCTTTCTTGATACTCGGTTGTATATCGATAAGTACCACGTGCCACATCTCGTCCATCTAAAACAACAGGAACTTCCACAACTAAATCACCGCCAAGCATTGGGGTTACTCCATTACTTGATGAATCAAAAGAATTATTTACAACTTGATTTGATACACTATTTGTCATCGCCTGTCTGCTATTCGACATATTTCCATACACACCACTCATGACATTTTTTAGTCCTGCCAATTGGCTTGCGGAACTAGTCATCATACGTCCCATGTCACTCATTAATTGATTTATTTCACCTGACATAGCAAATTGACCTCGAGGCATGGCTGCTACGATTCCCGCACCAATACCACCAAGTGTCTTTTTATTTAAAGGTAAAACAGCTTCATCACCAGCTTCGCCAGCCCCTTGTAGATTGCCACCATTCATTCCGAATATTGTCGGCTTAGTGAAGATACCACCTTTTGCACGCCAGTCCACATTAACGCCTGATGGGATAGTAATATTTTTCCCCATCACTGTCCATGTACTAGTCTGCAAGCTAAAGTGTGGTAATTTAGGCATTTCAGGAGATGGTATTTTTAATCTTAAATTACTAAAGAATGACTTGATTTTATCTACAAATCGCTCTACTTTATCAACCGCATCTTTAATTGGATCAATAATAAATCGTTTCGCTGCTTCAAATTTTTCTTGCGCTGCATTTTTTACAGAATCGAATTTTTCTCTAGCTGAATTATATAAATCAGTAAATTTTTGCTTTGCCTGATTATAAGCATCTGTTACTGGCTGAATAACATATTGCTTCACTAAATTCCAGGCTGCGAGTGTATACAATTTTATAGATTCCCAATTTCCTAATATCCAGTTAGCTAAATCTGAAAGTTTTTGTTTCGTTGTATTCCACAATTCTTGAACCGGTTGAATAACATACTGTTTTATTAAATTCCACCCTGCTAGTGTGTAAAACTTCGCTAATTCCCACTGTGAACCAAGCCAAGAAACTAAATCAGTAAATTTTTGCTTCACTAAAGTCCAAGTTTCCTGAACCGGTTGAATGATATACTGTTTAAATAATCCCCACGCAACTTGCGCTACCGCTTTTGCAATTTCCCATTGTGTACCAAGCCATGTAACTAATTCTCCAATTTTTGTACTTACCCATTCATAAGCTTGTTGAATTGGTTGAATAATATATTGAGATATTGCCGCCCAAGCAATTTGCGCTCCAGCTTGGATTAATAACCATCCAGCTTGTAGTACCGTTGAAATTAATGAAATAATTGGATCTAAGAATGTAAGTATAGAATTCCAAATTTCTTGCCATTTTTGGTATAGTTGCATGAAAAATTGAGTTGCTGTTTCTACCAAAGATGACCACCAAGTAGATGCCGTCTCAACTAAAGAGGAGAGCCAACCTACAGCTGTATCAATTAAAGAAGAAAACCATCCTGAGGCTGTTTCTACTAGAGAAGATAGCCATGTAGAAGCCGTTTCTACTAGGGATGACCAATAAGACGATGCCGTTTCGACAAGTGAAGATAGCCACATTGTCGTTGATTCTACTAGAGAAGCCCACCAACCAGACACTGATTCTACAAGCGAAGATAACCAAGATGATGCTGTTTCGACTATTCCACTCCACAATTCAGATAAATATTTACCTATAGAATTAAAGGTATCTATCGTCCATTGACTTATAGAATCCCATTTTTTATATATAGTAATACCTAAAGCAACTACAGCTGCAACAATCACACCGAATAGAACTATCCAACCTGTCATCGCTAAACCTATACTCGATATGACGACAACGATTGGTGCTAAAGCCATAAATGCTCCTGAAATTACACCAATAGCTACTGCTATAGCTGCCAACGTAGCCGCTAATTTAGGATTATTAGAAATCCAATCCGCTATTTTAGCAACAACATCAGCGATAACTCCAAGAACAGGTTTGAGAGCCATTTGTAAATCTTGCATCGCCTTTTGGAATTTAACCGCTGGGTTTGCATCCATTTTCTTAATGGAATCATTCAATTTATCTTGTTGTTTTCCAAAATCAACCGTTTTATCTTTCGCACCTAGCAAAGTATTAATGATGTTTTGCCCTTGATCTTCATACATTGTCATTTTGTTATCGTAAAGGCTTTTTATCCTCTACTTCTTACAGTTCATTTCCTGTAAGTTCGGCATACGTTTTCACTAATAAGTGTCGCGGTCTCGTGGAGGGATTATATCTTTTCACCCTCTATGCTCTGCCCCTGACTACACTTCGTATAGCCTTCGGTTCAAATTAGGATTCGCACCCTTTTTGCTTTATACCGCGATTTTAATTCGGCACAATTTATCATCTACCGAATAGTTTTACCCCTAATTCATTACGTTTCGTTTCATCTTCTACTTGTGACAATGCTAAAGCAATATCAGTCATAGCGGCTGAACCTTCTTTACCACCATTAGCTACAGCTTGTCCCCATTTTTGTAATTGTTCTGCTGAGATATTAGTACCTTCCAACGTTTCCTTCATAGCTTTATCGACACCTTGACCGAATTCAGCTGCTTTAATCCGTCCCTCTTTCAAACCATCTAAGAGATTATCAATCATTTATATTCAACGTGATTCGCAACGTCACGCCCGTTCTCTTATGAACTGCTATACGTCACCGCATAGATTAGACTATATCTTCAACTACTTGAGTTGCTCCCCGTTTCGAGTGTCATTCGCTTACACCCTACGTCTTTCGACTAGTCGTTGCACGTTCCTTAATTAAAAGGCTTCGCTCAGTATTGTCTCATTTGAGAGTTTCACTGAATTAAAGGAGTTTTTCATTGTATGTCGCCATACAAGGGAACTATAATCTAATTCCATGTTCCTGTTTCAACTCCAGCTGCCATAATAGCTTGCACTTCTTCAGCGTTGTATCCTGCCCTCGTCAACTGTCCACCATATTCAGCAATAATATCTAATTGTTCTGGTGGGAAGCCCATTTTTAGTAATGCATCAGCCATCCCGAGAGCGCCCTCTTGGGAAATCCCTAATTCATTTCCTATTTCATTTGTTTCTTGAATTAATTCAGTGAAATCTATACCTGCATATGCTTTAGAAATAACAGCTGCGCTTTTTACAAATGAAGCATTTGCTTCATCACTAACATTTTTATTTAAAGCCCATTGTCTTCTTACACCTTCAAGCGATTCTTCAGCATCTAATCCATATGCTGAAATGCCTCTTACTGCTTCCTCTACTGATTTTTTTGAGGACTCAGGAACATCGAAAGAAATATCAATTTTTGTTTGTAACTTTGACATGTCCATTGCTTTTTCAATAGCCGTTGCAATTCCGCCACCAGCTGCCATTCCACCGATAACATTTTCTAATCCAACTTTTAGACCTTCAAACTTCTTCTCAGTTCTTCCAGCTTCTTGTTGTAAATCTCTCAGTTCATTTCGTACTTGCTGAATTGAATTACCAGCATCTACAGATCGTAGCGCTCGCTGTAATTTCTCTATATTTGTTTCTGCTCCTAATGCTTCGCGGCCAATAATTCCAATCGCTTGCTCTAACTGACGACTTGTAGCTGTTCCATTTCGAATTGCATTCACAAGACGATTCCCTAATGCTCCTGCAAAATCATCAACGCTTTTTCCTGTAGCTCTAAACAATGTTTCTAATTGCCTTGTGGAACTCGCTACATTCTCTTGCTCAGCTTTCATGTTTCCTAGTTTATTTTTAAGACCATTAAGTGACCATTCTGTAAATTCAATCTCACGTCTAAATGCACGATACTGTTCTTCAGAAATTTTACCGTTTTGGAATTGAGCTTGTACTTGCTGTTCCGCTGCTTTCAATTTATCTAGCTTTTGCGTTGTATTTTCTATTTGTTGTGTAAGTAATTTTTGTTTTTGAGAAAGTGCCTCAATATTCCCAGGATCAAACTTTAACAACCGTTCAACGTCTTTAAGTTCTTTAGTTAAATCATTACTTCGTTTATTTACATCTTTTAAAGCGTTTTGAAGCCCTGTGGTTTCTCCGGCAATTTCAATCGTAATCCCTTTAATTCTTCCTGCCATTTTCTCACCCCTTTCTTAGAATGAATCGAAGTCTTTTTGACCTGCTTTTCTAACTTTTTCTTTATCTGGATTCTCTAACTCAGCGAATTCAGCAATGTAATCAAAGCAATCACCAACAGTCATTTCTTCTAAATCACCTTGTGTTAAATTTGCTTTATAACAAAGAGCAAGAAACAATTCAGTAGTAAATTCCTCATCACTGAATGTCCCTTGCGCTCCATTGTTTTTCTTTATTTTTTTTTTGCTCCCATAGTGAGCTGAACTAATTCCATTACCTCTGGCATAATTTCTTCAATTGGGAATTCTTCAAATCCATCCAGCCATGTCATAGGATCAGGAATATTCGGATCAGCCGTTTTAGCGTATAACCAAGTTAAGTCATAAATAAGTTCAAAATCCACATTGCTTAAATCAACATTAGACATATCAATTGGCTGTTGTGAGCCACCTGGTGAAGTTACTGCACTAATTGCCCCTAATCCCATCAAATCTGCAAATAAATTCCGTCTGAATTGTGCTTTATATCGCTTAACTGTTGCTGCTGTAGCTTTTAATCTGACTTTTTTTCCGTCTATTGTAATTGTCTTTTCCATTCACTTACGCCCCTTTTGGTACTGCAGGTAACTTTGTATACACTTTTTTGTACCAATTATCATAGATTTCTTGTTTTGATTTAGTTGTAGTTTTCGTTTTAACCATACGTTTTCCGTTAATATCAATAGGGCTTGATACAAATTTAAGTTCATTTGTGTTGGGTTCTGCTGAATTTGTTTTCGTTTTAGATGCAATTGTTGGACGACTTGCTGCGCAGTTAAACATAACATGTCGAGTCGCTCGTACATCGCCATCGAATTCAAACAATAAAGCAAATGGTTTTCCTTTTGCGTCAGCTAATTCATTTAATACACCATCTTCTGTGTCTAATTCCTCTCCCAATGCATCAACTGCAAATTGCTCTGGAATTGTCGCGATGGATAGCGTTCCGTCATAACCTTGGTTATTGCTTGCTGCATAGTACAGCATGTCATCCGCGTAGAATTCAATTAGATCTCCTCGTGGATCACAGGTTAATTCAACCGCACCTGGTAATCGGATTGGTGTACTGAATGTAACTACACCATCTTTAATTTCATAGAGTGCATAGTGGACATTTTTCAGACCGAAAGCTACTTTATTTTCAGGCATTTATATCAACCTCGTTTCGTATATTTTTTGATACATTTTTTCAGATTCAATAAAAGTCCCATAAGATTCATAAGGAATTTCGTAATCATCTAGGACCTTTTCAAGTTTTGCTTCTGCAACTAAATCCTTTTTAGTTGTGTAAAGCTCTATATTTAAAACAGTTATCTTGTGATATACCCTGTTATCAGCCATTAAATTTGCTGATCCATCAGCAAGAAAGCAAATATATGGTGGTTGCGGTACCGGGTTATCTTGTAATGCTGTGAAATGCGAATAAGCCACAGGATAACCTGTAGCATCAAGGATTTTCTTAATTTCAATTAAGTTCATTGTTGAATCGCCCTTTCAACTCGCTCGGAAAAATCATTTACTGCTTTTTCTTCAGCAGGAGCGATATGCACTATAGCTGGAACACGACCGCCATTCACTTTTGCGTGTCCCTTCTCTAATAAGTGTGTAAGCTGAGGTTTTAATGCGTTATGAACAATAAATGCATTACCTTCCTTTTTCTTACGCCACCCTTTTGCATATTTACGTCCGCCTTTACTGTCACTTTTAGGACTCGTTTGCTTCAATTCATCTACAAGATTGTTTGCAACTACCTCTTTTTCAACTTCTAACTTTTCTTCTACTTCTTTTCCATACCTTTGTAGTTCTCTAGCAATATCATCTGCTAGACTATCAATACTAGCCACCAGCTACCACCTCACAATACAATTCGATTTTTTCATCTTCACGTTCGTATGTGCGGTATATGTTATATTCTTTTTCGCGGTACTTAACTTCACGTTCATCTTGATAATTCAAAACGTGGACGATTAAAACACAACTCGCTTTAATGTCACTTTGACCAGCTTGGAAGAATTCTGATTGAGGGACAGATTTCTTTTTACAAAATACTTGTCTATTAAACGTTCTTACTTCCTCTTTTTGTCCTAAATCATCTTCAATGACTGTAACTATTGGGAAGTGTAGAATATCGTTCATTTATAATCACCCGCTAAAGTAAGATGATTCTTAAGCATGTTATACGATAGTTGAAATCGTTCTGCTTCCTTAGCATCAGCAATAAAATTAGCTTTTGCATACATGATTATTGCTCGTTTGATTAATGGATCTGTATCGTCATTTGATTTGAAACCAGAAACGCCCGATAACTTTAAATCAGTTCGGGCCGCTTCAATTAAGTCATCAATTTCATCATCTAAAGCATTATGCGAAACACGCAATGCCTTTTTTACCACTTCACGCATCATGTTTATTCACCAACTAGTTCAAGTTCTTCTAATGCTTTAAGTGCTGCTTCTTTTCCTTTAACTTTTTCTCCATTAGGAAGTTCATAATGCCCTCCGCCGACATGGACAATTTCAGGAACAACAGGTTTATAATCACCAATTGGTTCGATTTCTAGGAATCCTTCTTTTTGTAGAAATTCTACTCTTTCTTGATCATCTGTTTTATATGATTCTCCAACACTATAATGCACATAGGAGAACTTATCACAGAACGCTGTAATTACTTTAAATTCTCGCATTTTCTTTTCAGACATAAAAATACCTCCTTATTTCAAATGAAAAAGCGGCTATTAAACAGTAGCCGCTTTCTTAACACGTAAGAATCCATTTTTAGAGATTACGTTACCACCAGCAAACACTGAACCTCTATGAGCAATCATACCTTGCTTAAATTTGAAGTCAGTTGATCTTTGCACATCCATATCGGAGAAGATAGTAAGTTGGTAGTTTGATAATGGACCGTAAGCCATATTGAATTGACCATCTGTAGTTGCTGCATCAGATACCGCTTTACAAGCGCTATTGATAATAAATGGTACACCATCAATTGTTCCAGAGTTACCATTTGATACAACGTTATATACCTTTTTACCGTCATTAGTGCGAAGTTTAGCAAATGCTTTTAGGTCTTTTTTATTTAAGATTAATACAGCTGCATCTTCTACATCTTCATCGCCACCGTAGCTATAGATGATTTCATCTAAAGTAGTAGCATCAATTTTTGAGATTACTAAGTCTGTTGCTGGGTCAATTGCTTTTGCTGCATCTGAGAAGATACCAACCAGACGATTAGTCGCACCTGTTCCAATTAAAATTTCACGAGTGATTTTCTTACGAGTTGCAACAGTGATACCTTTCATTACCTCGCCATCATAATCAGCTGCTGGTAATTTTTGAAGTTCTTCAGTGTCTTCAGAATAAGCAGTGATTTTAGCTTTTGTAATGTCAGCATATCCAAACTGAGTATCAGCTGTAGTATAATCGCCACTTTCAGTTGAATAATCCCCTTCACCATAGCTCTTAATGTATGGTTGTTGGTAGCTCTCTCCACCTTTTAGTGTTTTTGTTAATACGCGATCAATCAGTGTAGAAACTTCATTAAATGTAGGTCGAATATCTGAAGCACTATGTTTTGGTAATACTACATTTCCGCTTCCTACAGTAACAGCACGATTTTCCATCAATGCTTGTCCACGTTTTTCTGAAGCTTCTAACTCTACATCTGGTTGAGATGGCTCATTGTTAAACGTTTCAACTACTGTACGCGTTTCTGGTTCACCGTTGTTATTAATAACTTCAGCTTCTTTCAGTAAACGTTGACGAGTTTCGATTTGTTTTTGCGCTTCGTCAAGTTCACGTAATTCAGTTTCAAATGCTGCTAAATCAACTTCTTGGTCACCTTGTAGTAAAGTGCGAATTTCTGCTTTTCTAGCAAAAATTTCTTGTAATGTTTTCAAATAAATCTCTCCCTTATAAGTAAGTTTTTAAAATTAGTTTTTTTCGTAAGTCTTTTTGATTACGTTCATCTACAAATTGTTTATATGGATCATGACTTCTAGCTGATACTTGAGAATCTGGATAGGCTGGGAAGGCAACAGGACTAATTTCAACTAATTTTGCCTTTGTAACACTTCGCACAATGTTATCTGGGTCAGATTCATCCCATTCTTCTTTTACCATTTGGAAGCCAAAAGAAACGCCGTCTACATCACCGCGTTTAATCGTTTTATATGTGTCATCACCTAGCGTTGTATCAGCTAAATCTAATTCGAATCGAAGTCCAATTTCATCTTCAAACAATCGAAGAGTCCCATTCTTAGTTCTACCTAAAACTTGAGAGTAATCATGGCTCCATAACGCTAATTGATCATCTTGCGTTAAAGAATCTGTAAAAGCACTGCGTTTAAACTGTTCTTTAAATCGTCTCCAATACCCCATAGTTACAGACTTCATTTCCCATTTGACTGCATATCCAACAATTGTTCGAATGCCGCCTTCAACTTCTCTAATTTCTAGGTTACTACTCAGTAGCTCCCTCTTTTCCGTCTGGTTCATTATTATCACCTCCTTCATCAGCAACTTTTCCTTCTTTAACTAGTGCTGTATCCAACCTTCTAATAGGTTTATCGCCACCTTCAATCGGACCAAGCGAAAGAATCGCTCTCCATTCGTTTGGTGTTAATGAACCTCTATCTACCATTTGAACTAGATTCATTTTTGTACTCATAGAAGCGTATTGAAGTGAGGAAGATTCAAAGATAATTTTGTTTCCGAATCCTCTTTCTTTGCGTGAAAAAAACTTCCTGGTGTATTCTCCAGCAAGCTGCATCGCAAATGGTTCTATTTCTGATTCATAATAGGCATTCCATTCGTCCTCATTATATTTACTTTGTATAATCTTATCGTTTGTATTGAAGAAATTATAAATACGCTGTACGGTCTCTTGCATTTGTTTTGAATCTGGAACAAAAGCTTCCGGTTTAACTTGTTCTAAATCATAACGAGGATCAGAAGAAGCTGCTCCACCATCATTAGCAATATTTAAATAGTTATTAACGAAATTCTTAACTTGATTATCAATATCTTCTTGTTTTAATACTGATTTAAATTTAAGAATCCATTTTACTACCGCACTATTTTTAATCGCTTTAACAATACCTTGATCGGTAGTTGTAACAATCTCCATTAACTGTGACAACGCATTACCTGGATGTTCTCCAAAGAAATCATTATCATTAAAATCTTTACGTAAATGAATTACATCTGCATATGGTATGGTCATTTGTTTCCCATTCTTAAAGTAGAACTTCAAAAAGATATCTCCATACGCTCCTTCAACAACTTCTACTGTTGTACAAGGTATAGGATATATCTCAGTAGCATAACCATTTTCATCGCGCTTAATATAAGCAAAGGCATTATGATTCAACTCTAATTGAATAGCCATTTTTTCTTGAAACATTTGTCCTGTCATTAAAGGATTTGGCTCTTCCAAAATGAATCTTATATATGGTTCTGGATTAATCTTAAATTCAGAACCATTATCACGAATATGTTTCGCTATGAGTTTCCCAACAGCTTTTGCTTTAGGACGAATACAAGCTCGTATAATATCACTTTGATAAATGTCTCCATTCCATGAAAAAAAACCTCCTCCATTATCGTTTATCATTTCAAAACGAGTTGTCGTAAAGGCTTGTTTCTTTCCAAATATCTTATCGAATAATCCCAATTTCTCACCTCCTTCTTAAATCATGTTGAGATAATCATTTCTCTTCTCTTGAAGGATTACATAAGCGTTTAAGAGTGCTGCTGTTCCATCAATACGGCGACGCTGATTCTTTGTTTTATTCGGTTGTATATTTAAGTTCTTATCAACCTCAATAGCTGTATTTGAAAGACACCATTTGTCAATTGGATTATTATTATAAATTACTAATTTAGACTCTAAATCCGCTTTTAATAATTTCATTGGACTTGATAATGTTTGTTTACCTTGAGCGACAGGTACCATAGCTTCTTTACCAAAACATCCTTCCATTTCTTCAACCCAATACTTTGCTGACCATCTATCATATCCAATCCAAGGAAGGTAAATTCCATATTCATCTCTGATTTCTAAGAACCATTCTGTCACATATTTATAATGGACTGAATTTCCTGGTGTAGTCCTTAACAAGCCTTGTTCATACCATAAATCATAAGGTATTTTGTCCTCTTTACTTCTTTGTTCTAATAAATTTTCTGGAAGCCAATACATTTGTTTAACATAAATATGAGGGTCATCTGGAACCATAAAAATAACCTTCGCTGCGGTTAAATCGGTAGTTGAAGATAAGTCACAACCACCTATACCATACGAAGGTTTTAATTTTGTAATATCATAAATGTCCTGATTATTTAATTCTTCAAATGTTAACCACGCTTCTGTAGATGTTTCTCTAACATTGAAATCCTTGGTCAATAAGTTTTTAACTAGGAGGGAATTCGCCTTAGCTTTGTTAAATTTCGTCTCTAACTGATCTATCCTTTTAATAGTTCCAAGTCCAGGGTTCGCTTTTGCCCATTTTGATGGATCTGTCCATTCTTCTCGTTTATCTAACTCATAAATAATCGGCAAGAAACGATCATCTTTATAACCGTCCGGGTCATCAAAACCATTTAAAAGCATTTCTGCTTCTTCATACTTCATATCATATACCGATTCGCGAATAGTTCCTGCTGTGGTAATCATAAATATCATTGGTTGTTCCCTTGAAGAAGTACCATCTACAATAACGTCATATAAATTTTTATCTTTCCAGGCATGAATTTCGTCCATCATTGCACCATGAACATTAAGGCCATCTAACGTTTCACTATCAGAACCAAGAGGTTTAAATGTACTATCATTCCATTCAGATACCATCTCAGAAACTAAAGGTTTTATACGTTTTAATAATGCTGGTGATTTCTTTACCATTCGTTTTGACTCTAACCAAACTAATTTTGCTTGGTCTTTCTTTGTAGCAACGGCATAAACTTCAGAACCAGGTTCACCATCAGCTATTTGTAAATATAATCCGATTCCCGAACCTACAGTTGACTTTCCATTTTTACGCGCTACCACTAATAATACTTCTCTATACTTCCGAGTTCCGTCTATTTTATGGACAAAACCAAAAGATGCGGCAATAAACGCTTTCTGCCATAATTCTAATTCAATTGGTTTTCCTCCCCATTTTCCTTTTGAATGCTTGCAAAAGTTTTCTATAAATTCTATTGCATGATTGGCTCGATTTGAACTATATTCCCATTCAGTTCTTGTACTACTTAAATCTGTAACTAGTTTTTTATAAACCCGTCTTACCTTGTCTGATACAACTTCTTTACCTGTTTTGATTTTGTACCAGTATTCTAATATTGGATTATATGACAGAGGATATCTAATCACGTGTCGCCACAAACTCCTCAAACCCATCACTTTGAGGTTTCGTTTCTACTGGTTTTTTAGGAATATAATCGCCCAATTGTTTCATGATAGTTTGATAACTTTTATTCATTGCTATGTATCTTCTAGCTGCTGGCCTTTCTCTTTCATATGGGTCCTGGTTCTCTGATTGCGAGAACATTTCATCATAACCATTCTCATCAAGATCTTTTCGTATGTCTTCTAGTCGTACACGTAAGTCTGCCGCTTCAACAATTAACCCCTCTACAACCATGAGGGTATCTTTTGGCATCTCTTTATAAATCCGTTTAAGTCTGTTTATTTCCTTTTTAACACGCTCTTCTTTTGTTAGCTCTTTTTTAATCGTCATCAATAACACCTCACTTTTTATGTATTGGGGTAGGGGGGTCACGCGAAATGACCTGTGTGTTACACGAAGCTCCCCTCTCGGTCCCCCTATGGGCCTTTGATTTATTTTTGATAGGGGGGGATAATTACTTTTAGTTCTTTTGCAACATCTTCAGTCATTTCAAATATTCCATTTATGTCAACCGGTATCATCATCCAACTTGCAAATAACCTATCAGAATATGTTCCCCAGATATTCTCTGCTTCTTCATTAGTTATGGTATATCCACGATCTTTATAAACGGCCTTAATCTTCTCCAGGTCTTGTTCATATTCCATCTGCATCACTCCTTTTAATCTTGTTCTATTAATCACCCACGTCTTACCTATCTTCTTTGCTACAATCTTTCCTTCAGCACACAGATTCTTAACATGACCAGGAGATACACTTAGAATAGATGCAGCTTCATTTACACCAATTACATTGCGTAATTCGCTTTCCATCTATCCTCACTCCTTACCATTCTCCTAATAACTCACGTAACTTTGGATGTCTGTATCTGTACTTAGAGTAATATATATCTAGATTCAATACGTCAACCATCTTACGTGCCTCCGCTTTTGACATACCGTAGCTTCTCATATAGTTATAAGCTCTCTGCATTTCACTCTTTCGTAAACTCTCACGCCAATTAACTAATGTATTGATCAAGTAATGTCTAACCATTAAGCTTAATCCCTCCTAATCAAATCACCATTCTCATCAAACATTACATCTTCTCTAATTAATACAGATTTACTAAACGTCTTAGTGTTATGACAAGGTAAGCATAAGTACTGTAGGTTCTCATGATTCAATGTGATATCTGGATTGTCAATAGTTTCTGGTGTAATCTCAACAATATGGTCTACGATATAACCAGTTGCTTCCTTGCAATGCTCGCATATACCATCTAATGTTTTAGCAATATATGATTTTCTGCACTTCTCCCATGCTGTCGATTTATAGAATTTCTTTGCGTATTCTTTAGCCATTCACATATCTCACTCCTTATTCCCAAAGAATTCACCCAATATTTTAACGTTTGTTTACAATATTTTCCCCAATTATAGCTAATGGAACAGACCATTTATTTTGTTTATCAATCTTATCTAACTGTTCTTTTCCAATCTGAATAGAACTTGACAATTTCATTGTGTTACATTGGATTGATTCATTATTATTTTTATCTAGATAAGCTAACATATCGTTTCATAATGTTTCTTCACATACCACTTTATTAGAAAGCACCATCATTGCTGATAATATACGTGTTCCTCTACCTTGCGGAGACGGGAGACATGTTGTTAACCCATTAATCTCACCACATTCTTCTAACAAATAGCGCGGTAAGCATTCTTTCCAGTTCTCTTCTACATGTTCTTTTTCTTTTGATATTCTTTCACTGTAATTATTGGAACAATGATACCCATACCATCGCCGACTTTATTTCTTATAGAAGGCAATGCATTTGTATAGTCAGCATACGCTGGAACACTAAACATAGGCAGGATTATTCACATTTGTATTATTCGCTTATCTTTCACAGACGGTATAGTATCTAATTCTTTTTTATATGTAATAAAGAGGGTATCCTAAAAGTTTAACTTTTGAATACCCTCTCTATTAACTGTTCACGTTATCTCTACTGTAAAATTACACCTTCTATTTTGTTGAAGATTCTGTATCCATATACGTTTAAGTACAAAAGATACTTGTACTATGCCCACACATTCAGCCCGAAATATCCATTGGCGAATTCCTCCACTCCCCATTTCCACTTCACTATTAGCTAAAAATTTCTCTTGTTCTAAATAGAGTAAATGGTTAGTTACTTTCTCTTCTATATACCATCTATAACCTGTTGTAGGGTTTTCAAATAAATTAATCTGTATTTTTTCTGAAATTTTCATATGAATCTTTTCATCAATTTCTTTTTCATTAATCTTTAACATAATTCAAACTTGTTCTCGATCAATTCTCTTCAATAAAACTCTCTCCTAATTTATTTAAAATTTCTTCTTTTGCTTCAATTAGGCTACGTGGATTTTCAATAAGATCAGTTATACTCCAAGCCTCTGACCACTGAAGGCTCATATATTCATACGGTAAATAACCATACCCATTTTCTCCCCAATTTCTTCCCCATGAATTTTTGAACTTAAACATCTGTGTCTCGTCATTGTAGCCAACAACACAAAGTGCATGGCCGCCTACATGTTGAGAGCCATTTGGCATAGGGATTTTCCCTGTACTTAAAACCTCCTGATTCCACCAATTTTCATGTACAGGAATCCCAATTACAAATGGACCGTTTACGACTAAACTTCTCTTCATTGTTATAATATCATCCAACTGAGCATATGCATTAATTTTATATTGTTGAGCATTTTGGTCTGCTCCCTCTTTTGGTGCTCCAATATCACAGTTCGGTTCACAAGGGTTACATCCTTCATATGGCCAAAATGTTTCTTCACATACCCCTTTATTAGAAAGTACCTTCATTGCTGATAATATATTTGTTCCTCTACCTTGCGGAGGTGGAGGACATGTTGGAAACGGATCAATTTTATCACATTCTTCAAATAAATAACGTGGTGAAAGTTCTTTCCAGTTCCCTTCTCCTCGTTCTTTTTTTTCTTGTTATTCCCTCACTCCAACCGCTGATGAAAAACCTACACAAGTCCCATCTTGGCCTTGATCTCTTACAGGAGTCATTTCATTCGTATAATCTACTTGTCTTGGCACACTAAATGATGGTAATATCGCTGACATTAAAATTGTTCGTTTATCCTTAGGTGATGGTACAGCCCCTAAACTTTTTTTAAATTCCATAATTAACACCTCTTTATTTTTTTATTTAAGACATCACATTTTAGACTTCACCAACAATTTTGTTTATATGCAAATTTTTAAGGTTTTTCATTTTTATTTACAACGCAAAAATAACTTGTATCTTTGCTTATTTTTAATACTTTTATCAAATAACTTACTAATATTAAAATAGCTATATTTTATAGAGTGTTGGATTGACCTATTCCTTTTTTCTTAGAGTAACAAGAATTTGCTTTAATTCTTCAAAATGAATTTGACACTTTTTTTGTACTAATTCAAAAAAGACCTAAAAATTTAGGTCTCTAGATTTTAAATTTCTTTTGATAATTTTTTGAGATGGCTTTAAGTTTAATTTCTTCGCAATCCTCAACAAGTGGCTTTTCGCCATTACTTGCTTTTTATATTTCGAATGCTTTTTCAAGGTCTGGACTACACTGTCTCGCCATCTACATTTCACCTACCACCTTACACCACAAACAATTAAATAAAAAAGCAGCCTTTTTAGGCTGCTTTATAATTCGATTAATAAAGGCTTTGTCTTTTTGTTAACCGTCGGATCGTTATCAGCTACCAAGTTATTAAGCAGCTTCTGTGCAAGTAAAGAATCATTATTAACCTGTTTCATATATCCATCAAATGTTTTCGTTATTTTTCTTTCAATCCTACCATCCAAATGATTACTACACATATAAGCTAATTTAATGCTCTTTTCAGGATCGACTAATTCAGGAATCTCTCCATCATTCTTCAAGGTATAGGCCAATAACTTCCCGTTCTGAACTCCACCCACAATAAATTGATTTTTAGTTTCATTACGAGGATATTGTAATAGTTCTTGTTGAATCTCCGCCGCTACTTCCTTTAAATCATACAATTCATATTTGAATTTATACTTATTTGCTATACTTGTACAAATTTGCGCATTTCCTGCAAAAGCAATAAATTGCTTATCAGAAATCTTCTTAAATTTCTTGTACTCAGAATTCAATTCAACGAATTTCCCATCAACTTCCTTTGATTCCATTCCATCAGACATCACTGTAATAGCGTTTGTTCCTACAACTACTGATACAAAACTCATGCTTTCACTCCTTTTACTCAATACTGATATTATACAATATTTCCGTATTAAGATTTAGAGAAAATAATCGCTTATTAATATTTTTTTCTAGTTGGAAGAAGGGCAAAAGCCCTTCTCCGTTTACACAACGTGAATTGCAATTGAATGTGAAAACAAGAAACAACTATTCATCCAATCTACAGCCATCGCCACCGGTTATGACGATCCATTTTCAAAGAAATTTTGCAAGCAATGTTTTCCGCCACTACTCACAATACAAATATAACATGTCGGAATTCTAATTTCGTCCGTAAATCGTTCGTGAAAAGTTCGTGTTTTAATTTATCTCGTAAATTAATTCTCCAATAATCTTATTCCCTAAGTGCTTAGAAGTAATCTCATATTCTATATGGAATGTTTCATCTGCCTTCACCATTAAAAATGCCGGAAATTCCATATTTTTCTTAGCATTAAGCTCTTTAAAATAATATTTTAAAATCGTTTGATTTAACTCTATGTATATTTTGAAGTCAAAAATTTCATCCAAGTAATCCCTAAAGCTCTCTATTCGGTTCTCTTCAATTTCTTTAACACTCGGATGATAAAAATCTATCGGTAGATGAAGATGCGAAGGCATTGATACCATTCTAGGATATCCAAAATACTCTTCCAATTGATAATCTTCTCGGTGCTTTAAAAAATACTCTAAGAGTCCTTCTTCTCCCGTAAACTCTTCAATTACAGTAGTATTTGGTATTTCAATACTCTCCTGGGTAATTACCAATACATTAGACGGTATTTTTATGATTACTTCTATATCCTCATCATATGATTGACCATTGTTACGAAGAACAAGTGGTATCAAATATAAGCTCTCAATATACTTCCGATAACTATAATACTGTTCATATTTATAAAGTTTGCGTAAGAAACTGTCAAGTAACTTACCTTTTTCTTTTTCTTCAGCTGTACCCTTTACTTCTACCTTATCTGAAAACATCATCTTTTTTGTACTTAAGTTACCAACGTAAAAAAAACTTTTTTCTACTTCTACACCGAGCAACTTTTTGATTTTCCTTATAAATTTTTCTTTTTCAGAATCTGTTATTTCTTTATATTTAAATTTTCTTATTTCAGTTCCAAATATTTTTGCTAATTCCTCATCTTCAGATATATTATTCTGTACATCTGCTTCCTCTTTACTTTTAGACGCAAGTTTGTACAATCCTATTTCTTTAATACTTTGTTTTAATTTTTCGCTGGAAGGATTTGATGAGCTAATAGGCATATATATATTACGTATTTTATTGGAAAAATCCAACTTATCTTTATAGTAAAAAGCTACTTCTAAAGCCTTCTTTACTAAACCCTGACCTTTTATCTCTGGATAATTATAATAAGCCCACTCTTGTATTCTCTCAATATATTCTTCTCTAGTTATTCTTGTGCCATTTGTAGAAAACTTAGAAAATTGATACACCATTGCACCTGCAATCTGATCAATTATCGATGGATGTAGTACATGTCCCATCTTAGCTAGTAGCCTGCTTACATTTTGATGTATTTGAGCTTCAAGCGCATCCAATTGAAAATTATCAAATTGTATTTCAATCTTTGAAATATATGACTTAATTTCACTTAGATCCTCATAATCCTTGTCTTGTTCCGAAAAGTTTTTTTTCTTAATCTTAGTTACAAATCTAGATGTGGCATCGGTGCAATTGCCAATTAACATTAATTTATACTCTTCAGCATCACTTACATCTTCTATTAACTGTTTCAACCAACGAATAATATCAGCTTTGCTTATATTATTCTCGGAAGATTTCACCTGAACAACTTTCTTCTTATTTTCATACAACCATAGAATATCTACCTTATCATTGTTAGTATCCGGTTCAACTTCAACAGCTTTCCACTTATTATCTAAAACCGTACCCATTACCGTTGCAATAGACTGATAGAGATATCCTCTAGAACCTTCTTTTCCACCCATATACTGTCCTCCACATAATTTAATAAAAAATACGCTTTATTTCATTACTATTTTATCATTTTTTAATTTGAATTTTTAATTTATATTTGTTTATGAATTCACTATAAACCATAGGGTGTTGAATTGACCTATTCCGTTTTTCCCTAGAGTAACAAGGCTTTGCTTTAATTCTTCAAAATGAATTTGACACTTTTCTTTTGTAGCTAATTCAAAAAAGACCTAAAAATTTAGGTCTATAGATTTTAAATTTCTTTTGATATTTTTTTGAGATGGCTTTAAGTTTAATTCCTTCGCAATCTCAACAAGTGGCTTCTCACCATTACTTACTTTGTATATTTCGAATGTTTAATCACGGTCTGGAGCACGCTGTCTCGTCATCTACATTTCACTTGCCACCTCACGTTCGAGTGTATTTTGTTTAAAAGAAAAAGCACTCTAATTGAATACTTTTTCTTCCAATTGATTAAGATACTTGTTATAAAGATCTTTATCTAACTTTTTTGCTACACTTATATAAATATTATTCATAGCATTGTCGTCAATTTCTTCGCCTATTTTATTTTCTTCTTTGACTCTTTTCCATTCTGATTTTAGTACTACTTGATGAAGATACATTAATTCTTCCGCTAAATCAGCTAATTCCTTGAAATCAAATTTTTCAATGTTACGAGTAGAACGTAATTTCGATTTAATATCATTTTGGAGGTTGTCTATTCTATCAGAAATTATTTCTTTCGGATTTAATAATAGTAATATTTGGACGCTAGCGTATGTAATATCATGGAATCTATTTATTAATTCTTTTTCAGCATCTTCCTCAATTTTTCCTGGGAATTTTTGCTTCCAATAACTAAAATCGGCCATTTGTAAGTATGCCAGCTTAATAAATTCGCTAAACTTATCTCTAATAGTGTTTATCCATTTTATCCTCTCTGCACTAATAGCATCTATATATCTTCTTTGTTCTAAAGCTTTAAGATTTTTTTCGCCTAACTCTTTTGTAATTTTATTAGTTTGTTCTGTTAATTCTTTTTTCAGTTTATTTGTTTGTCCTTCTAGTTCTTTTTTTAAGTCATTAGTCCTATTCACGTTTTTACGTGTATTACGGACAGTGTATAAAACGCCTCCTAAAGAAAGAATACCAACCCATAATTTTACATCAATTCCACTAAAAATCTCTTGAACTTTACTAACAATTTCTATAATTCTACTAATAACTTCTATACTTGATTGCAAGTCCATATTTTCTCCCATCCTCCATCGCTTTTAATACAAATAATCACAATACATTATATAACATTAACAAGTTTCTAAAAGAGATTACTTATAATTCTTATTGAGTCAGCTATAAAAATACCAGGCTCAATAAGAATTGCAAAATCCATTCTACCTCACGTTCAAATTCGTTTTATGCAAAAAAAGCACCTTACAGGCACTTTTCTATCACATTACTAATTTGCATCACGATTTTCGCTGAATCTTTCCAAAAATCATGTATTTCATCTTTGCTAATTACTTTCCCAGAGTCATGTGATAATTCATTAGCAATATTAACTAGACTTTGATCTATCTCGATTTCTTCTGAATGTTTATTTATTTCTTTTTTTAAATCCCCTAATGTAACATGCCCATATTTTCGATCTATTTCCACGTCGATTTCTTTATATAAGCAGTAGAATTTGAGGGTATATTCTAATATTCTTCTAATCGTGTTACCCTGCGAAAGTAACGAATCAATATCGTATTCATCCAATGTAATTAAATTGTCATGTACTTTACACATTCTACTATGTACCTCATTAAGCGTTTCATTTAACATTATTAATCGAGAAAGAACAGCAGGAGTCTCCCTTTCTTTTGGTTGGATTAAACCAGTATAGAATGGGAGAGTATTAATTTTACAAAGATGTTTTATGTTTTCCTTTTCATCGCCCTCCCAAAACATATATTCTTTGTAAAAATCGTTCGGCATACTTTTTTTAGAGATTAACTTATTTTTTCCTTTTAATTTAAAATGCTTATCAATGATATTATCCGCAATCAAATTAACCTTAAAAATAAGATATAGATGATTTCCATACCGTTTAAATTTTAATTTACTAATGTCTAGTACAGTATATACATATGTCGCATACCCGGACATGCCCCATTCCATGTCGCTAAAATCATCCAACTCTCCAGCTAAAAATCCCTTTCTGAATTTGTTGTAATCTTTCCATTGGATATATGTAAACGGTCGGCTATACTCAATTTTATTTATATAATCATAATGGCTTTTTGAAAAATGATCCCATATTACCCAACCATTTGTTTTATCCATAAGTCCTGTAAGAAATTTAAAAATTTCTTCACTATTATTAATTTCTTCGGGTTTTCCCCATTCTTCCCATAAATCTAAAAACGCCTTTTCACTAAATTTGTAATCAAATGTTCTTACATCTCCTGCCATCTTTCTCTCCCTTTTCATCCCAATATTATTATATATACATTAAAACTAATATTTTATCACACATTGAAGTAGCAAAGTCTATTTTAAAACCTAAGTTTCTTATTGATTCCTGTAAAATTACTAAACTCAATAAGAAACACAAAAGCCATGCTACCTCACGTTCGGATTTTTGCGCATCGAAAAAAGCACCTTTACATTAAAGGTACTTTTTCATTCTATTTTTGAATAAAAGAAGTTACTTGAACATCATGGGTAAGTATTGTCTCTCCCTCTCCTCCAATTACCGAATGTATTCTTTTCTTTTCAAGTTCAGATTGATAAAACTTTATTTTCTCCCCTGCTAATGTTTCATATACTACCTTAATCTCTTTAGCAACAGGGATATGTTTTCTTTGATTTTCAACAAATCCACTTGAAGATAATGGAATAAGAATTTCCTCGTCTTTTTCAAAAAAATCAACCCATACTTTTATAGGATTTTCTAGTGTGAAATTCTCGTCATTCCCAACAATTATTTCAAATTTACAATTTGCTATAACGTCGGGGCCGCCATATCGAATTACTGAATAGTAACGGGTATTGCGAACCATCCCATTTAATTTATTATAATCTTCTGTTGTAATAATACGGCCTCTCTCTTTTCGCCATAATGGACTTCGATCATAATCCATGCAAATAGTAGTGGCTGACAGAAAAGATCGTTGACTCAACTTGAATTTTTGTCTCTCATTCATTAATTGAGAACTCGCAATAATAAATGCAACAATCCCACCGATAATTCCTCCAGTGTAGCTTCCAAAAAAGCCCACCCATGAATTTTCATCACCAATGGTTAAATGCCCTGTAGGAATATTAAGGATAACCCCTAAAATTATTGGAGTAAATAATACAACCATAAAGCCAATTATAAATTTTTTTCGATTAGATTTTATAAGTTCTTTCAAAAACTTTCTCCACCTTTCACCTACTAATTTCGACAAAAGAAAAGGATATCCTCTAATTCAGATATAAAAATTAATTAACGAACTATCATAGATACTAACAAACTGCATTATTTTACTTATGAACCTAATACAAATTTGCTAAACTCAATAAGAAATATAAAAGCCGTGGGATTTATATACCGTGGCTGAATATATACATGTAATTGTGCTTTTCATTTTTTCTTTTTCTGTCCATTTTGACCGAGTAACGTTTCGGTAAAGGGATTATGGTCATCATTAAAAGGAGAGCAAAAGCTCTCCTTAATAACAGTAGCATTCAATCAGTACCATCTGTTGGTTTCGGATTTTATATGCCATCATTATGAACCGTTTAGAAATTTAAGAACAACCTGGTGAGTTATGTTTTCCGCCACTTCTCACAATACAAATATATCATGTTCATTCTAAAATAGCCGGCACATTTACTGCCAAAAAGCGGTCATGACTCTGCCACTAAGTTAAGTATTTTATCTTTCACTTACTCCTAGTAATCTTCTAAAATGAATTTCCAGAACCTCCTTTACTTTTGGAAATTCATTATTAATATAGTGCTCTATTGTCTGTTTTTCTGTTTTCTTATTTCCCACACCATCTTCCTCATGATACGCATCAAAATACGCTAGAGTAATTCGCGTGTTCGATCTTAGTTCATTAAATGATTTACAAATTTCTTTTGAAAAATAAATTTGATTAATCATATAATAATCCTCCAAAGCAAGATATTTTTGTTTTACTTTCACTCTTCTCCTCATTATTTCATCTTTTGAAAGTCCTTCATCCATTGTTTTTCCCAATCCTAATAAATTACGCGTACTCAATTCCAACTCAACTAATTTTTGATATAAATTTTTAATAGTTTCTGCTCTATCAACATGTAATTTACCATAAGTGATTTGGTATTGATCATTAAGTTTCTTCAATTCTGATTTATGTACTTCTATCTGTTGATCGAGAAACGTCTTATAGTCTATCTCCCTTTTTCTAAGCTCAGTTTTATGCGCTTCTTCTCTTTCTCTAAGTTCGGTTTTATGATTTTCTTCTCTTTTTCTGAGCTTGTGGGTAGCTACCATTGTAAACACACTGGAAAATATACCTGTCACCGTCGCCGCCCCTAAAGTAAATACACCTAAACTTTCTAGCCAATTCAAACCTTCTTGTACCAAAATTTCCACCCTCCACTTTTATTAATTATTTATAACTAATAATATACTAAATTCATTTATTGTATTATTAGTTACCCATATCTTATATTGTGTGTAACTAATCTAAACGCTACAGCCCTTGATATCAATAGCTTCATAGCACTTTCTCTTTTGAGTTACACAACACAATAAAAATGAGTAACTGTATAGAATAGGGTAGCACCACACATCCATCAACTTAAGGAGAATAAACGCTACCAAAACAAAAAAAGCCCCAAATTTTTCTTGAAAATAAGTTGGGGCTTTTGAAACAGAAAAGTATATTTTTAACTATGAAAAATACGATAAATTTTTCCTTTTTTCCTACTTGCTAAATTCAGCAAGTAAAATTTTTTTAAAAGGATTAGGACTGTCAGTTCTACCCAAACTATTCCAATTGACGACCAACGTATGCTTGCCTCCAAGTTTACCTCCAACAAGAGTTGTAAACCCTAGAATGCCACCTGTGTGTCCCCATATCGAGACACCGCTTGGAAGCTTAGTTTCATAGATTCCAAGACCATATCCATCGATTCCTTCTTTTCCTGTAGGAACTGTAGTAAGCATTTGTTTTAGTTGCTGTTCTTTCAGTAATTTGCCACCGAGCAAGTAAGAGAAAAATTTGTTTAAGTCGTCAGCAGTAGAAATCATATCTCCAGCAGAGCTACCTGCACTTGGGTTATAATAAGTAACGTCTTTTAGCTCACTTGCTCCGTCTGGTTGGACATATCCACGTGCATGGTTAGTGCCTGGAATAACGCTTGAATTGCCTGGTAGGAATGTATTCGACAATTCAAGTGGTTCAATAATTCGATTTTCAACTTCTTCCGCATAGCTGTTTCCAGTTACTTTTTCAATAAGGATACCCAGTAATACGTATCCTGTGTTTGAATAAGACCAGCCCTTTCCTGGAGCAAAGTCTGGGGGAAAAGAAATCCCCATCTTCACTAACTCTTCAGCCGTATACGATTTTTTTGTATCCGTAAAATCAACGTCTTTTGACCTTGAGTATTCAGCGATACCACTTGTATGGTTCAATATCTCCCGGATAGTAATCTTGTTACCATCATATCCATTTCCTTGAATGACACCAGGCAACCAGTCTTCGATGTGGTCGTCTAGCTTCAGGCGATTCTCTCCAACTAATTGAAGTACAACTGTTGCGGTGAACGTCTTCGTCACACTCCCAATGCGAAAGCGAAAATCTGTTTTCATTGGTTTCTTGGTTCTCAGATCCGCTATTCCAGCGGCATACCCCCACGTTTTTCCACCCTCAGAAGTTTTAGCAAGTATCCCCGGGTATCCAAATTGCAATGTATCTCGCATTGCTTGCTTGACGGAAGTACGATCTCGTTGAGTATTTGTTTGTAACGAACTAGATACATTTTGAGTAGGCTCTGCTTTTACAATTGAGGTTGGTGTTGTATATAACAGGGAACTTCCAGCTATTAAAAGGGCCAGACTTGCACATGTAATTTGACTACGTATTTTCATAAGGCATTCCTCTCCTCTATTCATATTGTATAGGTGTTTGCTTACGGATCCTTACTTCCTGAAAAGACTTAGGGAAAGGCCCTCACGCATATAGATTAAAGCCCCAGTACAAAGGTATCTATCAATACCAACAATTTGAGCCAGTTAAATCTCCATCCCTTCTATAACAAAATTATTCAAAGGTATGAAAGCATATTATGTACCCTTAGTTATTGTTAGGATTAACACAACATGAGACATAGCCCCAACCCATATTTTACTTTATTTATCCATGATATGTATTGAGAAAGAATGTAAATTCGAATCCTTTCCGTATCCCAACTATTAATCGTTTTTTTCATCTATTATAATTAGTTATTTTGAATTTCATAATAAAAAACTGTAAAAAAATAAGGAGTCCCTTAACGTACAGGAAGCGGTTGAAAAATATGTCTAAACGCACAATTTTCTTTTTTGATACGGTGACCCCATCGCAATCAAGCTAAGGTTTTGAAGTACCCACTAAATGAAATTTCTCTTTCTCTATAGTTAGTTATTTTGAGAAGTCAGCTCATTTTTTGTTTTTTGGGTGTTTACTTTTCTTAAGTTGATGGATGTGGGGGAGCACCACATCCATCAACTTAAAGTTTTAATATACCAGAAATCAGGAATATTTTATTCTGTTAGCTTGATAGCGATAGGGTACAGCCAACATTTCAGAAGCTATGTATGTTAGACGAATTTTAACCTAAAAAAGTCGAATTCTTGTACGTGAAGTGCAGTGATATTTCATTCATATAATCCGTATTATCTGAAGTTAATAAAGTCTTTTACACTCTCTTCTTTAAGAACGTTTCCATAATATCCTTCCTGAATCTTTCATAATCAAACTGAAAAGCTACATTATGCGTTTTATAACCTGGATTAGTAACAAAACGAAAGTCTGCAATGCTTTGACCAAACCCTTCCCCTTGATCAGGAATTACTTTAATGGGTACTCTCGAAAGGCTAACAGCCTCTCTATTTAGCAAATACCACACTGTTACAAAATCATGCATAGGACTTCCACTTATACCTGGATTAGACTTGGAGTAAAAATTATAATAATAATCTAACATAGGTTTAATGATGAGTCCTGCAAGATCCTGTGTATTCCGATGAAATGCATCGATTTGCTCGACCATTTCGGTTGTAACAATCGCATGTTGGGTCACATTTAAAGGGATAATTGTCAAGTTCTTTGCATGTTGCAGAATTAAGTTTGCTGCATAAGGGTCTGCGTGAAAATTAGCTTCAGCCACAGCAGTTACGTTACCTGGATAGAAAAAAGCTCCCCCCATGCAAATGCATTCTCTTACATTTCGCATTGTTTCTAAATTTAATACAAAAGTCGTAGCTAGCGAAGAAAGTCTTCCTAAATTAATAATGGTAAGATCTTCTAAATTCGATTCTATAATTTGATAAATATCATTTAAAGGATAAACTGGATATGAAATTTCAGGTGGAATAATAGGTCCTAATCCAACTTTTCCATGTACCTCAGGGAAATACTGAATTAATATACCTGTCAACGGTACAGAAGCACCAAGGAATACAGGTATTTCTTCTCTTCCCGCAATGTACTTTAAATAGTTAATATTTCTTATTACATTTTCTCTTGATACATTTCCATAATCGGCCACAATTCCTACAAGTTGAATGTCTTTACGAAAAAAGGTGTACAGTATAGCAAACGCATCATCAATCCCCAAATCTGTAAACAGGAGAACCTTTTTTTGCATATCTCTTCCTCCAAAATTTATAGAATTCTACTTTCGCCAATGATGTAGTGATTAGACTACGCTTGTATATATATTTTTTATGTATTCTTAAAGAGTGGATTCTATTCACTTGAAATAGCTTTGCTCATCTAAATTTGATTTTATGTTCAAACGTAAGTTTCAGTTCTTAAGTCGATAAGCATGTGTTGCTATCCTTGAACAAAAAAGCAATGATTAGATTTTAAACCTAGTCATTGCTTTATCCATTGCATCTTGGTTTACTCCTATATATCTTAACGTTACTCGCTCACTTGAATGATTGAATATCTCCATCAGCAAAGCTATGTTCTTTGTTTGCATGTACATATGATATCCAAATGTCTTACGTAATGTATGTGTCCCAATCTCTTCTAAACCAAACTTTGCTGCTGTGGTACTAAGTATTTTATATGCCATGCTTCTTCCGATTGGTCGATTCTTTCCTTGTCTGCTCTTAATTATATACTCATAGTCTTCCATATCTTCAATGTACCACTTTAACTCTCTTCTTAATGCTGCAGTAATGTGAATACGTTTCTGCTTACCTGTCTTCATTTCACGCATTGATATATGGCTGCCATTTAAATCTCCAACCTTCAGTTTTAAAATATCACTAATACGTAGCCCTGTATTAATTCCTATTACAAACAAAATATAATTGCGTTCATTCTTTTCTTTTAGATATTCTTTAATTTGTTGTATTTGCTCTGAATCACGTATCGGTTGAACAAAATTCATTATTTATTACCTCCCGTTTCTTCTGTCTCGTAAACTTCTAATCCAAGTGCAAAAGCAAGCTTATAAAACGCTTTAGACTTCCAACGTCGATAAGTACGCTCTGACATCCCTATTTCGTTATAAACCATGTAATCACATACGTCCTCTTCTTCTAAATAACGTTTATAAATAATATCTCTTTGAATGCTTCCTGCACGTCCGTTCCCTAATCGATTTAGAAACTGATCAATACATACTGACATTCTTTCAAGCCACTCTTCTCGTTTACTTTGTTGAATATTTACTATAGCAACATCTTCTAATGGTTTTCCAACTGTATGTGTAGGACCATGCTCACGTATTTCATAAGAAGGAGTGACTTTCATTTCTTTACGCATCATCCCAAATTGTCTATGTATACGTACGCTTTCCAACACACCTTCTAATTCCTCTTGTGTTGCTGTTCTATCAATTTTTGGTAAGAAAGATAATTGTTTAGTCATGTAAGACCACTCCTTTTTATTTTTAAATTACTTTTGTCTTATTGCCCCACGTCTTCGTTCATAACAAGGTCTATGCATCCCCATTAAATCCTCAATTTCACGGGTGCTAAATTTCTCTTTTCGTTTTTTCTTCTTTTTCTTCTTTGCTTGATTCGATTGCTTTTTCCATTCATGTAACTGATTCTTTAACCCCTTCATTTCCCCATCTCCCTTTTCAAAATAAAAAGGACACCTATTCCTAAAACAGCTTTAATGGCTGCCTTAATGAATTGGTGTCCTCTAGTTTTCTAGCCGGACTATATTTGATTGCTTTTAGCTTTCTTGCTTCCCTTATAAAATCCATATCTATGATCAACTTCCGCAATCAAGATTACAAGTACCATAATAATTCCAGCTTGTATAAAGCTTTTCGCATTACTAAAGGTCACAAACATGATGATTAAGTAAAGAGCCCAATACATTCCGAAAAACTGTTTACCATTCATTTTCTATCCCTCCAGTACTGTTATTTTATTATTCCAGCTTTCACAAAAATATTTCTCCAAGCGTTATCAACTTGATATTTCTCTACTGCCTTTTTGCGACGCGCGATAGCTTTTCTAATTTTTCTTTTCTTTAAATTAGTCATTCTCCTAACCTCGCTTTCTATTAAAAGGATTATTTTGTTGAGTTTCTACAAAATGGTAATTGTTATATAATTAAATTATTAAAATATTAGGTGGTGATGTAGATGACTGAAGCAATCCGAATTGCTCTTTTCACTCTTGTAGGAATCAGTGCTGTATTCTCTGTAATTAAAGAATTTCAAAAACCCGAAAAAAGAAAATTTTTGATTACATTTGAAACTTTAGTTCTAATCGGGGCAGCCTGGATGTTAATAGGACTTCTCATGTAACCTACATAATTAGTAACCCCCTGAATAAAACTCAATATTCCGTTAATACTGTAGATACATGGTTATCTTTCTCCGATTTCCTTACGCGGGCAGTTAGCTTTTGCTAGCTGCTCTTATTTCTTCATCAGTAGCATGCCTTAAAAATTCGATATGGACAAAACGCTCACTATTATCTACATATAAGTAAACCCAAACCAACGCTATTTCATCGGATGCCTTTGTTACTATTCCTAATCCCTGTAATTCTGGATAATCAGGATGATTCACCATTACAAAATCATCTTCATGAAATCCCAATTCAAATTCCCCTTTGTTTTAAAATAGCGTTTTTGTTAAAATTGACCACCGCTCTCAGGATCTCTATATTTTTGGAACTTTATAGAAATAAACCCTTTACTTTCAATTTGATTATATTAATATATTAAATGAAGGGTGTGATCAATTAATGGAACAACTTGACTTTAGTGCTTTAGAACAACCACTATTTCTATTAGCACTTCAATTAATTGCATTTGTGTTAATCATTTGTATCGTATATGGAATCTTATACAAAACTATATTAAAATTAAATATGCCTGAATGGACTGCCCATGCGGTAGCAACGGTATTTTCCCTCGGTAGCGCCTATCAAGCTATTATGAATTTCATTTAAAAACCTTTTTCTTTATTTTCTCTGTTGTTGAGAAATCTATTGTTTACCATGCAAGAACGTATCAGGCAACTTAATTGATTGCCTGATACGTTCTTGCGGTTATTTATTTTCAAATAACTATTTTGTTAATTTTCATAAAACCTCTCTTTGCCTAAATAGGTTCAAAATTATCTATTTTTCATATATAATACTTTTAGCAATTTAAATTCTATACATAAGTAATGGAGGCATTAAAATGGGGAGTGTCCCAAATTTACCACCACAACAATTAGTCCCAAAAAAACAAATTAATCCTAACAACAACCTACAAACGAATAAAAAGCTAAGACGTCGTCTTTTATTAGTCCTCGCTTTTATGCTACCTATGGTTATTTCCATACAAATCTGCATTTATAAGCAAGAACAAATGATTCAAGAAAAACAAATTACACTTAATAAAGAAAAGAAAAAATTGTCTGAATTAGAACTTATAGGACGTTATTTTGAAAACGATATTAAAACTTTAACAGAGAGTGAAGAAGGTATTTTAAAGTTCGCAAGGAAATTGTATGGATTCTCCAAACCTGATGAAACTATATTTCAAATAACTGAATAACTTTTCAATACATAAGCGATGTTCATAAATCATGGAGCGATTTAATGATCATCGCTTTTTATCAAAATTCTATTAAATAACGGTTTTGTTATAAATCAGCCATTTTAAAAATTCTTTTATTACAATCAATACAATACGCAAATTTACTTTCCTTATAATTTAGAAAATCATGAAATGCCCCGTTATCACGTTCACTTCCATCGAAATTGTGTTCCCAATTAGACGAACCAGATATTTGTACTTTTGTATAATATCCCTTACTAGAGCCACAATGAGGACATTCATCTATTGGCGCTTTGACTTCATTCACTTCATTCACTTCATTCCCTCATTTCTGTACAAAATTCAAATTTGGTCTTACTTTATTAAATTTGAACTCATATTTTCCTCTCTGTGTTGAGTTAAGATAGTCTTTAACGCAGTTGCTATTCCTTCATTAGCAATCCATTGCCCACGTAAGTATCCTGATAAACCTAAATCGCCATTTTCATACGCTTTGTCTGATTCCTTTCTGTTCTCTACTGCTGACTGTTTTAAATGATTGATATATTCTTCAATTACCTTTTTCATTTTCTCTATCCCTCCTAGTCTAGTTCCAGAAATTCTGATCTGGTACGCTTCGAATGAGTTATCCTAATCTTCTGAATACCTTTCCCATGCTCTTCTATTGTTGCATCCCAAGCTTCAGCTTCACTCCTAGCATCAAAGCAATCCATCTTTTGCCGTTCCTCTTTATCGTAAAAATGTACTTCAAAGCTTGGATTGAAAAACTTTTCACTGGTGCTTATAGCGTTGTAGCGGAAACTCCCTATAACATCATCAATAGTTAATTGCTTCATAATCGCATCCCCAGTTATTTAATTTTTTCCGTGATCGTAGTTGAAACACGATCAACTTTTCCACCTTGCCAAGTAATTACTTGTTCCCCGAATCCTGTTACTGGAGGATTCAGTAGCGTAACCTCACCATTCTTGACCACATAAATTTTATTATCAGTAACATCGATTTCAACTTTCGTAGGCTTCATAAGACTGAAATCCCCCTTTTTCTTGTTAGCTAACTTTTTGTTGTTGATTCCGTTGCAGCTCTTGTTTCATTGATTCGAATTTCACTAACCATGCTTGCCAACGCTTATCATTTTCTTCTTGCTGCTGTATTGCCACTTCACAATTACAACCGCTCGTTTCAATCACACCTGGATAAGTTTCTTTACGAATAATTCCTGTATCATGACATAATACACACATGCTTATTCCTCCTTATTAGAAACCTAAGTTTGCAAGCCTTTGATCAGCTGTCGTAAATTTCAGTACCTTTGAATCACCTAATAAACGACTAACGGTCTTAGCATCGTATTTATTAAAAAGTTTTTTTCCAGTAAAGTTTGTTGTGGTAAATGTACTCATTCCCTGTCTAGCATTTGATACCGCATATAACAGGCGTTGTATGAAATCAGATGCCTGTCTATTTGAATCCGTTGAACCACTTTCTGCCCCAAGATCATCTAATACTACAAAATCAGCTTGTCCAATTAATTGAACGAAATATTGAAGTGTATATTTACTGCTCTTATCATCAAAAGAATCCATAATCATTCTTGTTATTGCTTCTAATTCAACGTACAAGCAACTTTTCATAAGATGATAATTTTCTTCTTTTTGACTGACATCCCAAAAATATTGATTTAATTCATGAAGCATGCTGTATGCTAGGAAACTTTTTGCCGTCCCTTGATTTCCTGTAAATACAACTTTTCTAATTTCTCCTTTCTTTAAATCCTCCAAGGTTTCTTCAACAGCTTTCTTGTGACTAATCGTTTCATTACACACGGTTCTGTAATCAGATAATCTTGAAAGAGAAATTTTCTTATTTGTAATAACACTAGCCTTTTCCAGCATGTTGAATTTCTGTAAACGGCTAATCTTCTTATAATGAGCGTTAGCTTGTTCTTCCAAAACCTTATCGTTTTGCTCAACTACACATCTTGGACAAACAGGTTTTCCTTGATAAATAATCATTTGAATTGGCTTAATGATTGTTTGTCCACCTATTACATAGGAGTGATTCATACATTGATCAGAATGGTAATTCACCTTCGATTCCAGGGATTCCGCCAGTTTTTTCATTGGTGTTGCCATTTCTATTCGCTCCTTTTTTACCTTTGTTCTTAAACTCTATTTCTGCTGCATTTACATCAGCTAAAGTCCGAATGTTTTTGTTAACCCACTGTTTTAAAATGCCCTCAGCATAATTCCATTTCTTCTGCTGTTTCAAAGCACGCTCCATAGCTGCTTGTACAAGTTCTTCGCTAGTATCGTTTACCCATTGCGAAATACTTTCGGCTATGAATGAATTTAAAATACCGAAATTATTTTCGTAGAAAGAGAAGATGCTACTACTTACATTCTCTGTAGTAATCTTTGTAGTAATCTCTGTATTTGTCTTTACTTTGAAATTAGGAGACTCCTTACTTGTAAGTGAGGAGGGTCTTGATTTAGAAGTAACCACCCTATTTACTTCTAAGTAACCAGGGCCTTCCTCTATTTGCTGATACATACTAGAAATTTTCTTTATTTCTGCTGGTACAGGCTCCACAAACATTACGTTATTCAAAATCTTTCCATCGGCGTTGATAGTCCTAAACTCGATTTTTATTAGTAGCATATCCGTTAATAAATCACATGCTCTTTTCACTTGTAATTTTGTAAATCCAAAAGTATCGGCTAACTGTTGATAATTTTTTTGTAACTTGTCTGCTTTGAATTTTTTCTTGTAAGTTACTTTCCCATCTATTTCATTTCGAATAACTGTAGGGCGATACCAATAAATAATTTCACTCAAAACCATAATCGCTACAATATGAGGTTTACCATTACTAAAAGTGATGTAATTAAACCATTCATGATCTACCACATTACCTTTGAAATTTAACCCACCAATTTCAGTTACTATGTTTGACATAAATATTTACCTCCTTATACAAACCGCCACATATACTTGTCCACTTTGGATAATTTGTTGAATTTCATAATGCGGATAACCAACTTTGAAATACCGTTTAATCATCTTTTTTAATTCATCCTTGCTCTCTGCTAAGTCCCAGAACTTATTAGGTAATAGCACTTGATATTCAATTAAATCCATGTACTATTCCCCTACTTTCCGTGGTATACTTATAACAACTTGTTTTTCTTAAAGGACCCACTGCCATGGGTCTTTTTATTTTGTTTTACGTCACTCCAAGCCCATCGTTTTATTGGTTCGTAAGTAATGTAAAGTAGCCATGCACTGCACGTGATAAACATTGCGAATACTGCTAATGATGTTATATCTTCCACTAGATCACCTCCTTTTGTGCTTCTAACCATGCTTCCAAATCTTTTTGTAGAAAAAGTAGTTTACGCCCTTCTCTTATCACTGGAAACTTAGGATGATTTGCTAATTCATACATCCTACAAACCGCTATGTTTAAGAAAGCTGCTGCTTCCTTCACTCGCATTACCTTGTTTGGTTGTGATTGTTGTTGGAATGAAGCTAAAGCTGCTTGAATTTCTTCTCGAATAACTTCGCGGATTGACTCTTTAATAATTTGATCTAATCCCATTTTGTTTTGCTCCTTTCTAATTTACTTAACCAAACATAACTTAACTTATAGTTAAGTTATGGGCAAAAAATTTCAATTGCATCTAGCTTCACTTTAAAAAACTCAGCAATTTTTACAATTAAGTCATAATAAGGTCGACGCTTCCCGTTTTCAATATACCAATAATAAACTTCAGTAATGCCCACGGCTTCAGCTACTTCCCTACATGTATATCCCTGTTCTACACGTAGCTGTTTTAGAGTTTTCATAAACAACTCCTCTCTTCCGTTTTTGTTGTTATTTACATAATAACTTAACCTAAGGTTAAGTTCAAGCGTTTCCCAAAACTTTTTCAAAAAAATTACCTTTCCACTTAACTGATAGTTAATATATAATGACAGTGTGACACCATAATAGTAATTTAAAAAATAATTTCATATAAAATAAACTTGGGGTGTTTTTTATTATGTTTAGTCATGAGAGGTTAAAATCATTAATTGAAAAGAAGAGCATCACCCAACAGCAGTTAGCCGATGTAATTGGTGTTAGTCATGTTTCTGTTTATAATTATGTCGAGGGGAAAAAAGCACCCGGTACACGTACACTTCAGAAGATAGCAAATTATTTAAAAGTAACAACAGATTATTTGTTAGGTTTATCTGATTCACCAGATTTAACAGCAGGCCAAGATTTACAGCTAACAAAAGAAGCACACGAAATTCTTCAAATCATTAATGACTTACCTGAAGAACAACGAAAAAAAGCATTAGAACAATTAGAGATGTTTGTGAACTACGAGAAATCTAAAGGAAATATGTAGTGTAAAAAGACTATCAAAAAGTTAGATAGTCTTTTTTACATAACTTTTTCTTTTTTTGGTTCACTCAAACAGATAGAAAATAATGCCTCTTTCGGATCATCCTCTCCTTGCAAAAGTAATAAAGCTTGTTTAATTAGATTAACTTCCCCTTCTTTGCTATTCATCTTCTTCTATCTCCCTCTTTGTGTTTTTGTATTTTTTTACAAAAATTTCTTTTTTCTTCTTTCAGTAAAAAAAGAAATTTCTCCCAAAACTACAAATGACATCGTCAATTAAGACGATGTCATTTGTTATATATATAAACTTTGATTATGTATTTTACCAACCGCCACCAGGGTCAACCATCATTTGTTGAACTGTAGGTTTTGAATCATTTGTACTAGGTTTTTCTTTTATAGAATCAGTGTTAATGAATAATGTAGCAGCTATTAATATTGCAGGAATGATTTTAATTATTTTTTTCATTATTTCACCTCTTTCCGAAGACAATTATACCAATTATTCAAATTAAACCCAAGTGTATTTTTGGTAAATTCGAATAAAATATATTCCCTGACTTTTGACACATCAAAAGAGAACGTTTCATTAACTCTTCTTTTTTAGTACCTTCATATGTTAAAGCTAAATATGCAGTCTGTATATCTGTTAAACTTCCATTCTTCTCTTTTAATTGATTCAATAGTTTTCTCGCCTCCATTCTGTTACCTTGTTTAATCTTTAAATATGCTAGTTCACCAGAATGAACAACATCTAAGCTACTAATTTCTTTATCATGATGAATCTTTAGAAATGATAATGTATGTTGTACCATTTTTCTTTTTTTCTCAATTCCATTAGTCTTACTAACCCCTATCACTTCTAGAGTCTTTTCCAAATAATATCTTGATCTCTCATATTCATTCGCTGAAAAAATATACGATTCACCTAACTTTAAATATGCATTTACTTTTGGAAAAGAAAAAAAGTTATCCCATTCAAGGTCATCTAATAGTTCCATACTAACATCCCTTGCTTCAATGACTTCACCACCCTGCAACGAAGTAACGACAATTGCTTCTTTATATCGTAATTTATAACATTCTCGAATGTACCTATTACTTATTTTATTTATTTTTATTTCAAGAGATTTTAATCGCTCAATTAAAGAAGTAAAGTTACCCGATTGATATTGCGCTTGACATAATAGAATTTCAATTAACACTTCCATCTCTAATGTTCTTATTGATTTACTTTCCAAGCTTAATGCCTTATGGTACTGTGCAGCATCAATTTCACCTATATATCGTTTATATATAATTCGATACACATTAGCAAATTCTCTATTTTCTGCTACCTTTGATTGTAATTCACTATTTATAATATTAATTAATAGATTAAACTTTCCTCTTAAAGCTAAATCTTCCATTGCCTCACGTAAGTTTTCTGATTTTGGTTTCGTTACATATATATAATCCATTAATAGATTTTCTTGAACCTGTATGCCTTTGTTTAATAGGATGACTGTTTTGGAAAGAAAACCAAAACTCATGTCTGTGTTACCTTTAAAAATTTTTGTAACAGTACTTGGTTTAACTCCCCAATAATTTGCTAGTTTATTTTTCCTTATTCCAGCTGCACATAACTCTTTTTCAATTTGATTTAGAGCTTTCCACATGTTTTGTCCCCCTTATTGGAACAAGACACACTTCCCTATCATGAAAACGCACCTTAATGATGAATTACATCTAAAGGCTGTGTTATACTAGCCATATATGTTACGCATAGTCGTAACTGAAAGGCTCATGGCAAATGTTTTCCCTACTACAATTAGGGCAAACGGTGTAAAAGTGTTCCCAGCACAATTACACACGCTATGGGTCTTTTTCGTTCCGTCAAATTATATTATTAAGAATATTCTATCACAAATAACCCAAACATCCATTCTCTCATATTCTGAAAATACTTGAGAAAGTTGATAAAATTAATATACGCCTAGTTTTTTAGACACCGAAAAAAATTATGCAATATTGCATTTGATAAATGATATATATACGACTTTTGTGTTTACAAAATTATTCATACAAAAGTTCCCATTATGTATGCATTTACTATAAATAAAAAACCACTCAAATGAGTGGTTTTTTATTATGTATTAATATAGATCCCCAAAGATTCTTTTGTTAAGAAATAAACTAAAAGAACCTCAATTCGCCATTCTAGTAAATTAACTAATATTCTTTAATACCTACTTATGTTTTCTTATATTCAATTAGAACCAAACAGGTTTTGTTAAACTAATCTATCGTTAAAAAACTTACAAATGTGACCCAATAAAAGCAATAGAGTTATGTAAAAAGTGAATCCAACAAACAACCCAAAAAGCAGATATTGTAACTTGATTTTTTTCATTTTTTTTATGATATACCCAATAAGCATAATTATAGAAAAGTCCAATTATTGTTGTAGCAACGATATAAGTAATTCCAAATGAATGATTTAAACCAAATATAATCGATGCTATTAAGATAACAAGATAATCATAATCCCTGATAAAAGGAATAAAACTCAATATCCAGAATAAAAACACCTGAAAAACTATTGTTTCATATATAGGTGCTGCAACTATTCCTGCTAAAATTTCAATAATAATAGGCTGTTCCATTATTGGATTTTTCTCTATTTCAGGTAAGAATAAATCTAATGGCATAGCAAATAAAAATGAACCTAATAAGATTAGGAATATAAACCAAACTACAGGTAAATCAAACATAAATTTATTGATTTTTGCTAACATATATTTTCTCTCTAACCACCCTCTTATGTTTATAAGAGAATTTTAGAGATTCCTCCTTTCACTAATTAATTTTATAAATTAAATCTATTTATATAGATTATAAGTTATTGGCTGGTTTTTTAAAATATAAACTTTACTATCATTTAACAAGGTCTGACAATCACATCCTATAACTGAAATTATTCATATATGATAAAATGTATCCATCGCTGATATGTCCAAACATGTAATTTTCATAGCAACAACATTACAACTAGACTTATATATATAAATAAAAAAGCACTCATAATGAGCACTTTTTTACAAATTATAACCTATCCATTTTTGTCCTAAAGATGTATTAATTAAATACCAAGCTTGTTTTACTGTAACGTTTTGATTAGCAACATAACCTACTGGTTGAGAGCCCGGATCATTGCGTATAGCCACTTTTCCTGATACATATAAACGTCCCGCACCTGCATCAAAATCACGCCATAGTGAAGCTTCCGATTGATTGAATCCCATCCATTTTTCCCCTAAAGATGTATTAACAATAAACCATGGTTGCTTTATTGTTACATATTGATTAGCTACATATCCCACTACTGTTGGATCACTTGGACTATTGAATAGTGGCTTTTTACCATAAATATAGTTTTGTAGTACTCCGACATAAGATACAATTCTTGCATCAGAATTCCCCGCTGCCATAGCTGGTGTAGAACCAATAGCCGTAAATGCTAATGCTAGTGCAAAAAATACTACTAATAACTTTTTCATCTTTCTTCCTCCCCTTGAACCCCTTTATAATTCCATTGATTATATTACCGAATTTTCTGTATATTGTAAAGATAAAATTAGTATTATCTTACAATCATACCCTATAACTGAATTTGTTCATATATGGTAAAATGTATCTATCGCTGATATGTCCAAACATGTAATTTTCATAGCAGCAAAATTACAACTAGACTTATACAACATGATTCAAAACAAATGAAGGAGTGTTTTAAGTGAAAGGACATATTCGAAAAAGAGGAAATAAATACTGTATCGTTATTGATATCGGTCCTGATCCAGAGACAGGAAAAAGAAGACAGAAGTGGTTTTCTGGATATAAGACAAAAAAAGAAGCACAGGCCGATGTGGCAAAGAAGATTACAGAGTTGAATGAAGGAACTTTTATAGAACCATCTAAAGTTACGTTAAAGGATTATCTAAATCATTGGCTAGAAATTAAAAGTATGAGCATAGAAAAGAGTACCTTTGCTGGCTATAGGGCATTTATCAACCAACATGTTTTACCTAGTATAGGAATGGTCGCGCTCCATAAATTAAATGTTATGCACATTCAAAAATGCTATAAGACTGCGATAGATAAAGGGATTGCAAACAATTCTATTCTACTTATGCATAGAATTTTAAAGAGTGCTTTAAACCTAGCCGTAAAACAAAATATTATTTCTCGAAATCCAGCAGATTTTGCTGAGATACCTAAAAAAGAAAAACCCCCTATCCAGACTTGGACAGAGGAAGAAGTAAAAAAGTTTTTAGCTCATTCACAAGAATCACGATATCACATTGGGTATCTACTTGCAATAACTACAGGTATGCGTCTTGGAGAAGTTCTAGGTTTACGATGGCAGGATATTGATTTTGAAAAACATACCGTTACAATAAATCAAACATCTGGTCATGACAATAAGATCAAAAAAACTGCAAAAACAAATTCGTCAAAACGCACAATTCCTGTACCTAATGAAACAATAGTAGCCTTAAAAAAACATAAGATTTTAATTAATAAAGAGAAATTAAGGTTTGGTTCTGCTTATCTAGATCAAGATTTAATAAATTGTAATGAGTTTGGAAGAATTATAAAAAGAGCACATTTCAGAAAAAGTTTCATTAGGATGACACACAAAATAGGTATAAAAGAAATTAAATTCCACGATTTAAGACATACACACGCAACTCTACTATTGAAACAAGGAGTTAACCCTAAAATCATCAGTGAGCGATTAGGTCATACAGATATTTCAATGACATTAAGTGTCTATTCTCATGTTTTACCGAATATGCAGGAAGAAGCAGTTAAAAACTTCGGTAAAAGTATCTTTGGATAACCTATGTTTGCAAAATGTTTGCATTTCATTAAAAAAAGTCAAACAAACGTTGTCATATCAAGGTTTGTTTGACCTATCATCTTATATTCTTGATAAAATCTCCGAATTCCTATTGAAATATTTAATAATGGAGCGTTCTCACCACCGCGGGTTATGCATTCGAATCGATATACATAGGAGAAAAAATCTTGTGTTTTTTCATCTTTTATCGGCCCTGACATCGCCTCACAAATATTTTGTGATCTAAGAGGGGAAAAATAGATTTCTTCTTCATTTGTATTTTCTAAATATATAGGACGCTCACAAAAAATATGTGAGATTAAAGCGGGCACCCACTTAGAATACGTTTCATTATCATGTAGTACTGGCAAATTAGAAATCAAATCGGATTGCCATTCATATTTTGGTGGTTCTACTAATCTATTTGGTTTCCAATCATGAATAATCTCATACCAACTTTGAAAAATATAATCGAGCTGCTCTTGTCTAATAGGTTCTTTCGATACAATCCATGGTGTATTTTCATTTAATACGTACGGGTTATGCTGAATAAACAATATATCCGAAAACATATCATACAATCTTTCATTCAAACGTTTCAACTTACTCGTTAATAAAAATGTCTTATAATGTATCTCTACGATGTCCAGCCATTCAATAGGAAAGTATATAAATGATACCTTTTCATTTAAAAGGGGTTCTACTATATTTTCAAATGTTAGCAGCCTTAATTTTTTCATAAAATGATTCCTTCCTTTCTTCAGTTGTCTTGATTATCAAAAAGCTAGAACAATAGTTACTTAATCTAATCCATTTAAACCAAGTATTTAAAAGAAACGTAAAAACTGTTTATCTACATAAATTATTATCAAACCGACTCTTTTAAAAATTCAAAGTAATTATCATGTATAACACCTCTATTATATTTGAATTTCGATACATTCAAATTATACATTACACTTAATGCATTGTACTTATCATTTACAATATCTTTACAAAAAAACCAAAAAAGAACACCTTAATTCGGTGCCCTTTTTACAAATATCAACCTTTATGTCATTGAACATATAGATAACAGTAATCCCCCAAATGAAATTGCTCCTAGTAAACCTACTACAACTCCTGTTAAACAAATACAATCAGCAAGACAAATAGAAGACTGCGATAATGGAACAAATGACCTACTTGTACTCGAACCATATTGTTTTATTTTCTCATAATTCACATCTAACATTAGATGTAAACATGTTACACCATCCTCAATAGTATGTAGAGGTTCTTTTTCTAATCGCTCCAATAATTTACTATCAAAAGCAACTGATAGAGGATACTGCTTATCTAATTTCATATTTTGATAAATTAGTTGCAAACGAGATAATATATTGTTTTTCTTCTTTTCAGATGTTACTGTACATTTCATTTTATTAAATTCATTTAATAACAGTGTCAATTCATCTCTTTTTCCGTATAAATCTTTAGCTATTTTTCTCTTTAGTTTATACGAATGGATAATAGATTTTAGTTCAATCATATTCATACACTTCCTAATTACATATTATTTACCCAATTATTTTATAGATAAACAGTACTTTTTAATCTTATTTAAATTACACTCAAGCATCTTCACTTACTATCGATTAACATTACATTAACCTTACAAAGTTGTAATGAATTCATTAGCTAGAAGGAATCAATCCCTAAACCAGACAGATATTTGATGATAAAACCATAAGAAAAAAGCAATGATTAGATTTTAAATCTAGTCATTGCTTTATCCATCACCTCTTGATTACACCTATATATCTTATTGTTACTCTTTCACTTGAATGATTGAATATATCAATTATAATAATGGCTATATTCTTTGTCGGCACGTACATATATAAAACTAATGTTTTTTAATTGATAAGGTGAAACTTTAATTAGCCCTCACCAATTGGGCTTTTATGGGTAGTCCGCCACCTAACTTCTCTTTGCTCCCGCTGAATTTTTTAGGGTCTTACTGCCCTGCAAATAGCAGGATAAATGCAATCAATATTCATACGTTATAATAGTACCAGTAGTATCAGTAGTACCACTAAAACCATCAAAACAGTTAGAGCAACCACCACAACCGCCACAACCTCCACAACCTCCGCAACCAAAACAACCGAAGCAACCAATACAACGGAATCCACCACAACGGAATCCGCCACAACGACCTCCACCACAACCACCACAACGACCACAACCGCCACAGCGACGAGCAGCATCTTCAATATAGTAATATGGATATTGGTTTTGCTGGTCCCAATAGACAATATTTCCAGACCGGTAATCATTAAGACTTAACGCTTGTAGTTCTTGTTGAAACTGATTCATTTTCATAACCTCCGTTTATAAAATACAACCTCATTGATGCTTCCCTATATTTCTGTTCGTTACATCTAAGTAAAAATAGCGCTATAAACTAAGTTCAATACGTACACCAACAAAGTATGACTTATCACTAAATGATGCACCTTGTTCATATACCTATTTTTGCTATGGGCTCATTTTTATAAAGTGAAACTTTAATCAGTGGGGGGAAGTTCATCCCCCGCTGATTATTAGCCCTCACCAATCAGGCTTTTACGAACAGCCCGTTAATGCGGAATAAATAAAAATTAAAAAATATGAATTCTAGCGTCATATCTTCATACCTACTAAATTCAATTAATTTCTCAATAATTATGTTGCCATATCCTATATATTTTCGTCTGCCGCTTAGATTTTTCTGTACTGTAAATGCCTTTCGCTATAACACCTCCAAGTAACCGGTTTCTATGACGGATAAGAAATTCCTACAAAGAAAAAAGCCCTTATTAGGGCTTTTCATTCTATTTCTCCAGCAAAACTCTCTATGAAATTCCTAATAGAAAAAAGACACACTTAGATTGATGCGTCTTTTTGTGATGCCTCTTTTGTGAAATCATATAAAGCAATTGCGCCTAAAAGAACAAGTATACCTTGAGGAACATCTAGCAAAATAGTTTTCCAAATTTCTGGAATTACCCATTTAATATCTGCTGCTGTTTCAAGATATGTTTGGAAATAGCTGATTGTAAAATTAATTATCCCTAAAAATACAAACAACGATAAACCAAATCGAATTAATTTCTTATTTGTAAACAT